AGCTCGACTTCGATCATCTTGCGGGCAGGCAACTTGTCGTCCTGCAGATTCTTTCGATAGCCCTCCATTGCTTCGCTGATCTCGGAATGAATCAGGCAAAGCATTTCCGGCACGTTGCGGTCGAGCGCCTTGCCAGTTGCCAGGTCCGTATACCAGCCGGCTTTGCGGCTTGCCGCATGGCAGTCGGCGGCAAACAGGTTGATGGCGGAGGCGTGGCTGTATGGCGCGGGATTGTCGTTAGCGATGGGGGTTAACTTGCCGTCTTCGCCAAGAAACGCCATTTTGCCAAGCGGGCTTAGCAGTTGTGGATTGTAGGGGTTGCTGAACTCAATTCGGCCTACTGTTAGGTCTGTCATCATTCTCTCCTCTTGTGGTGTTTTTGGCTGGTGAGGCCAGTATTCCGTATAATGTATAAGACGGTGGGTTTATTCGTTATAATGTATCAGGCGGCTTTAGCTTGTGGCTGGTTGTCATTGGCTGCACGGTAAGCACCAGCAACCATTTCCGGACGTAGGATGTGCCTTCCTACTTCCCCGAAACGCTTGCTGTAAGTGATCACCTTGGCGGAGCGTCCTGATAGCCACCCGCCGCCCGCAGCATAGGCGTCAGGCGCCGCCAGCGTTTCATGGCGCTCAATATACATCAGGCCCGACTTGCGGCCTTCGTCGCTGTGCAGGTGGCCGATGTGGCCGTACGCATACTTAGACCGTCCGAACATTTCCCTGAACATCCCGGCGAATGTCACGTCGACGTTGCTGATGTTGCGTTTGTGGCCATGATGCATAAAGAGCGCGGTGTCACCCCACTCATAGGCGTAGTAAAGCGATGGGCTGTTATCGACAGAGATCCGCGGCTCGTTTTCGTAGATAGTAGCGAACATCTCTCTCAACCAAGCCGACGACGCTGGGTCGTGATTGCCGGATGCCATGATGACGTGAACGTGCTGATGCTTCTGCAAGAGCATGTCGATAACCTGCCGCATACACCGAATGACGACTCTGATGATTTTCTGTAATCTCGAGTCCGCGTCTAGTACGTGCCGGTGTGCTGGCGTCACCGATTCAAGCGAATCGTGATGCATCAGATCCCCGAGCTGCCCAAAGACGGCGGTATGCGCCTGCGGACTTTGGGCGATGGCTGCAGCAAACCAGTCGATGAATATCTGCTCTGCCAGCCGCAGGTCGTAGTCCGATCCTGTCTCCTCGCGCCACGCAAGCATGCCGAAATGATTGTCGGAAACTCCGTAAAAGTTAAGCAGATCGGCCTCAACGCTGGCCGGTGGCAACGCGATGCTTGCGCGCGGCAAGTCTTCCTTGAGCGCATCGACGGCCGCCCGCATGGCCACCATCTGCGCAGCCTTATCCTGCTCGACTATGTCCCATCTCGCCAGCGTCCTGCCTTGCCCGTCAGACAGGTTCGATATGCGCTTGTGCGCAAACCCTTCCGGCATCTCGAAGACTTCGCCTGGCGCTTTCGTTTGCTTCACCCACGCGCCGTCTTCCGTCTTGCTGGACACGGACTTGATGGCAAAGCCGGGAAGGACCGGCCGCGTCCCCATCAACCCAGACTCAGCGGCCCGCTTCACCCGCGACTGGATAGTAGTGCGCGGAATGCCTGTAGCCTCCTGCACTGCCGAAGCCGTGCCGTATAGCTCGAGCAGCGAGACCGCCTCCTGCATCTGCTCTTGTGTCATCTTAGGTGTAGGCATTAGGATTCCTTCTTTTGTGAGCCTGGCACATCATCTTCCGGTTCCGGCCCAAGTTGCCGTAGACCAACGATGCACCCGGTCAATACTGTCGTGAACAACGCGACGAACGCTAAGCCTATTTTCAGTAGACCCAATTCTATGTCGCTCATTTGGCTCATTGCAGCATCGGCGTTTCCGCCTGCTTCGGTCGGTCGTTGCTGGCGTCGTGTTCCTCGGAAAAGCCAGCCGTGCCACTACCGGTATTCATGACAACAGCGCCGCCAGTGCCTTCCGCCTCGTCTTGAGCGGCCTGCAGTGCGTTGGCCGTCGCCGCTGAATACGGCAGGCGGTAGTAGCGCGGTTCCGGCTGGTCATCGATCAGCACGTAGATCGCCACATCCACATCGATGCGCGAGCCGAGTACGATGGATCGCCCAGATGGTGGCGATGTGGGCGATGGGTAGCCCAATGTAAGGAATGCGGCTGGCAACGTGAGTGCGGCGACAATGGCGAGGGCGATGGCCTGCCGCTTGCTGCCGAGCCACGCGATGGTGGCGGATGCCAGGATGAAGGTGAGCCATAGGGTGATGGTGGCTGTCATGGGATGTCCTCGTAAAGTGGCCGAAAGGTTTTCGGGTCAAGCTCGGTGACTACCGTCTCTATCTCGCTGGCCTTCCGTAGGGCCCAGAGATGTCCGCAGCCATCGCATTTTCCAGCCATTCGCCCGATGAAATTACCGAGTTCGTGGATGCCATCCTCGCGGTTGAGCTTTCCATCAGTTACTTGGAACGTGGTTGATGCCTCAACGAACTCTGTCAGTTGGATGTTCTTGCAGCGGCACTTCGGGCATCGAATCTTCGTGACCGCAGGGCGAAAACCGCCGTTGAATGCAACAGGGAAATCTTCCCTACGCATCGCCTGGTCCCTCCAAGGCTGCGGCGCATATCGCATCAACGAACCGGCGCAATGCCAATGTTGGAACGTCATACGTTTCTTGCGGTATCATCGGAGGAGACTTCTCGCGCGTGAGCATTATGAACACGCTTTCCCCGAAGTGCGCCCAAGCTAGTCCAACAATCTTCTTGTCATCCAGCGCCATCTCACTTATCCCCCTTCATCTGCTTAAAAACACTGCTTTCACTACCGACCACAGCCCGCCCATCTTTCAGGATAAACCGAATCGCGGTCCTTTCTTGTTTATCGGCCAGCAAATTCACCGACCCACTAAACACCAAACCTCCTTCGGCCAGCCGCACTTCGACGGCCACCGGAACCGGTACGTGGGCGGCGCACGAGTAACAGCGGACATTCACTGCGTACTCGCCGTCAGGCAGGCCGCGCGTGAAGGCCGCTTCCATGTTGAGCGGCGTATCGTCATTGGCCGTTCCGAGGTCGTCCCGCAGCAGGCTCCAGATTTTCCCTGACTTACGATTGTAATCGACGACCTCGTCTCCCGGAGCGCCGACCCTGATGTCGATGTCCACCGGCCCGGCTGGCCAGGATATGGAGGCGATGAGATTGCCGGGCGGGGTTAGCTGTTGTTCGGTGGAGGCTGGGTTTACCTGCGCGAGAACTAGGACGACGAGAGCGACGAGGCCCAAAAGCATATTTAATAAGAGGTCGCGGACGAGGATATGGGTCATGGTGTCACCGCCATGGCCTTGCACTCTCGCGACACGCGCCGCAGGTTGGATTGAATGCTTTTGTCGCTTACTGATTCCGCCGCCTCAGCCAGCCATTGTGCGGCGATCTCAAGCTGTTGCGCTGGCGTCTTCTTCTCAGCCATCAACCCACCTCCTCCGCACCAACAACCCACGCCACCGTGCTCGTCCACAGCGCCGCTACAGCGCCCACCAGCGTCGAGCAGAACGCCACGCCCATACCGGCTAGCAAAGCGGTCGCAACGCGCTGGACGCCCTGCGCCGTGGCAAGCGACCCGGTATCGATGTGCTGCAAGGCAAGAAGAAAGCCGATGACATTGCCTATGAGGCCAAGCGTGACCAGCCAGACCTCGATGCGAGCCAGATGCGACGTGCGGCCAAAGAAGACGGCAACCAACGAAGCCGTGAACAAGACGGTGATCACATACGACAACCCCGATATGTCATGCGTGAAAATGAAGGACACGTAGCCAAGGACGGCGGCCCAGATGACGAGAGCGGCCCAGCAGGTGTTCAGGATGATGAGGCGGGCCGTAGCCGTAGAGAAGCGAGGGAACGGCGCGTTACGGTTGGCCGCTAGCGTTGCCATATCCATCCCCTACACCTCCCTAGCCAGCAAGCGGCATATCGCAGAAGACGGGACAACCATGCCAAAGCCGGTCATCGTAGGCGTGTAGATGTCAGCGCCAGCCGCATCCTTGCCGCCCTTGAGGGGCGCAGCGAACACGCCCACCGTAATTCCGATGACGCGCCCGTCGGCTTCAAAGACCGGGCCGCCGCTCTGCCCCATGACGGTAGTGATGTCGGTAACCAGCGCTTCTTTCCATGGCCCGATCTCGCGAACGTCGCCAGCGATGCGGCCGAAGGAAGAAACGAATTCCAAGTCTAGGGGATTGCCGGCCGCTTGGATTGTCTCGCCAGCCTTAGCCGTGCGGCAATCGATGTGCGTGCCCTTGCCGATCATGTCGGCGGTGCGCAATAGCGCGAGGTCGTAAGTCTTGTTGATCCACAGAACGTCTGCGTCAACTTCTTTGCCGGTGCTGGTCTTGATTTTGACCGTCGTAGCGTCGCCAGCGACGTGGGCGGCGGTAACAATGAAGCCATCACCGATGTTGACGCCGGAACCGTGGCAGTTAGCCAGAGTAACCTTGACGACAGCGTTTTCGGAAACGGTTGTCGGCTGGCGACTGGTGGCGTAATCAACGCCAGTGAAAAGCACGACGGCGGTCACAATGACGCCGAACAACGAATATTTGTAATATCTCATTGGCTGGTCTCCTCTGCTGTGGTGGTCCGGTCGTCTGGTAAACGAGCGGCGGGCTTCGGTGCAGTGGATTCCTTTGTAGATCAATTTGACAAATTTGTCAAGGTGGACTGTTGCGATGAGGCTAAAACAAAAAAAGACCCGCCACCGGTTAGGGTGACGGGTCTGAAAAGGCTAAACGCGGACATGTCTAGCGTGGGTATTTAAGCATGGAAGGCGGGAGGTGTATACCCACCCTGAGTTGGGGCGGGAATGATTAGACAATAATGATCCCAGCCCACTGGGCAGGCAACGGGATACCAAGAAGATAGTCGTCAGCAGCCACGAAGGCTGGCCCAACGAGTGTCTTAGTGGTGTATGGAGTCAGGTGAACGCCATCCTCGTAGTAGTACACAGGGTTGGCCGAGTTGGCTACCACGGTGGGTGACAGGGCGGCGATCTGCCTGGTGTCAATCACGATGTCGATACCAAGAGCCACCTTATTGGCCACGATGTACTGGGCGATCTCCACGAAGCGGGCATTGATTGGTGTCCCATTGCCCCGGCACGGTGGGGTCATAAAGACCACCTTGAGGCTGGGATACATGGCCTTCAATGCGGCTAGGCCGGGTATCACGCAGTTATCTATGAAATTCGGGCTGCCCGCATAGGTGTATCCGGGCGTACCTGTTGGGACAGCATAAAGGCCGGCGTTGGGGACATCAAGCGAGTAGGCTACGTCGTTGGTCCCAAGGAGGATGTTGGCAACCATCTGCTGCGTAGAGGCGAGCACTATGCCTGCCAACTGCTGCATGTTGTCATTCCAAGGGAAGCCTAGAGAGTAAGTCCATCCCGCCTGATTGGCAAACCTGCAGCTGTCTACGCCAAACCTGAAGACCATCCGAGAGAGAGCATGGACTGAGTTCTTGGTGTAGGCATAGTCGGGGGCATTGGTGGTTGGAGACGTTACGTATACGCCCTCAAGCCCTGCCGAATGGCAAGCCACCGTGGAGGCCCACAACTTGTTGCGGGCGTAGGTGTACTCCTTCCAGATGGTGGGCGAGATGTCGGATGCAGTGATGCTATCCCCAAGTTGTAGGACGATCTGCCTGTGTAAACCCGGCTGGGGGCTTGTAGGCTGCAACGAGACGGACGTGTATGTGCCCTCAGGTGTAGCCGAGTTGTAGACGGCATCCGATACGTCGACCGACGCAGCAATCATCGCAGCATACACCCGGTCGTCTATGAGGGCCGCGTACTTGGTGCCACTCACCGGGATAGACTTTGTGACCCAAGGCTGGGTGGTGCCCTTCTGGACCCCCAGCTTGTCGGATACCCTCTTACGAAGGTTCCTCAAGTCAATCGGGGTGTCAGAGGCCACGTTGGCAACTACTGAGGAGGTGGCAGGGTAGGCTTGAGCCGCCCTAATGTATTCGGTCATGGCTGATCACAGCGCTCCCATGTAGGTTTCGATGGAGGAGCGCCGACCGGAACTTGGTATCTCCGAGAGAAGCAGGCCAGCCTTAAGCTCAAATAGGCCCAGAGCTGTGAATGCCGGGCTGTTCCCTAGGAGCATGCTGACTGCGTCCGCATTGTTGAGAACTCCGGGGGTGATGGAAAGGGAGCCGTCTGCTGCGCCATCATAGCGGTAGTTTACAGTGCCCGCCGCGAAGTCAACCTCCATGCCCAGCGTGTGGAACGTGGTGGTGTCCGTAAGGGCTGCCCCGTTGGGTGCTCCCAGTGACGTGGTGGATGATGCCGAGGTGGTTACCGTGGTACCTACGTCCCCAAAGATGTAATCCATGGATTGCTTGCGGGTGCCGGTGCCGCTGGTGATGTTATGGATCACGCGTGCGAAGTTGCCACCGTTGCCTTTGGCCGACATGATCAGCGATAGGGTGCATCCAGTGCCTGCCGGGGTCACTGCTGTGCTGGGGTAAGTCTCCGTCACTGCGGCTGGGCTGGTGGGTGCAACCGAGTAGCCCCCGCCATCTATGAGGTCCACCCCAGTGACTCCACCGGAGCCATCTATGGCGTTGACCTTGAAGAGAGCCACCGTGCCTGTGCCACCAACCACCGTTAGGTATGACCCAACGCGATATCCGGTGCCGGGCACGATAGTGCCGGGTCCAAGGGCCTTAGCTCCTGAGGATGCCGCCTGTGTGGAGTATAAGATGGTTCGCTTGGTGGTGCCTGCTAGTGGCCTTACACGCCAGTACATGGAGAACTGGGAGAGGCCATTGAAGAGTGGTGAGGTCCAAGCGTCACCAAACATCCGCATGTACTGGCCAGCAGTGTCAAACATCGGGCCGCCATTAGGCCCCTTGGAGGGCTGGAGGTCTTTGACTGGCTGCCACCAATCGCTACCCAGACCAAGGAGGTCCAGAAGGTAGGGCACTGTGTTCCACCCGATGGTGTCGTAGCCAACGCCTAGGCGATCGCCATTGACATTGTCATGGATGGTTTGGGTTATGTCCCACCACCCTAGTGCATTAGAGGCCCCGAAGGCTGGCGTTGGGAGAGTGACGCTGGGGAGCGCCGGAGAACCACCACCAATGCCTCTGGCGGAAGCCCACGACCCCGTCAGCGGCTGGAACAGATCGCGAAACAAACCTTGCGTTAGTTCAGGCACTGAACACCCCGCAGGCTCCGCCAGCTACGCGGGTAAAGCGGTAAGTGCCGGGCGCGACAATCTCGGTCGCAGGGCGGAATGAGTTGAGCTCAGCAACGTCCGAATAGGCTGCCGTGTCGTCCTTCAGAAGGATGCGAACGCGGGCCGTAGCATCGACGACACCCTTTAGTGCGACCGTGACCATGCTGCCGGATGCGACCACGAGGTCAGCAGAATTGGCCGCAGTCGATCCTGTCGCGAGAAGTTCTGTGGCCATGCTGGCCTCCTGTAAATTGGGGTTAAGCCCTTGGTGTCGGGCGCTTGATCTGGTTTTCGACGATGCGGTCGACGCGCATGGTCATGTGGTCGACTGCGGCCTTTACGCCGTGAATCGCTTCCATGATCTGATCGGTAGTTTCGCGCAGCCCCTGCTTCGAAACGTACGTCTCCGCGGTATGTAGGCGATGCGAAGCTAGGTCTTCGCCAACCTTGTCGGCGCGCGCTCTGGCCTCATTGATTTTGCCCTCAACCCGAAACCAGACGCCCGATATGGCGGCCAGCAGCATCACGGCGAAAGTTACAACGCCCATCAATTCTGTTGGGCTCATGTAGCTGGCCTCGGTGTAGGAATGGCCGTCAGTCCAGCATCCCTGTCCCGCACAAAGTTGCGCAGCGACAGTTGCCGGCGGGCGCACGTCAGAAGCCGCTCGCGGTCTGTCGACCACAAGTCTTCGACTTGCGCTTGGGTGAGAGGCCCGTCGACCAGAACAACCGGGCCAAGGCACGCCTTCATCAACTGGCTAGCTGGTGTCGCAATCACCGGACGAGGAGCCGGCGCGACACTAATGGACTTTGTTAACGCGCCGCACGCTGTCAGCATTAAGAGCAGGCTTGCGAGCGTCAGGATCTTTACTAGCCGCATCGGCAAGCTCCTTACGAAGGTTTTGGATTTCTAGTTCCTTGGCGTCGTCCGCGGCGATGGCGTCGGCTTCGCGCGTCTTGGCGGCTGTGTTGGCGTCAAGTTGGCGGTGGAGCTCGTCGAGCGACTTCGTCTTGTAGTCTGCGACGAGAGTGTCGATCTGCGCCTGGTAGGCCACGGCGGCCCGCTGGTAGCCCTTGTTGTCTACGTAGTCGTAAAGGCCCCATATGGACGCAACGGCCAGCAAGACGGCGACGCCGTAGATGATGAGTTTTGCTTGGATGTTCATGACGCACCTGTCGTGGTGGCGGCCGCTGTGGCAGTACCGGCGGTCATGGACTTAGCCATCTGCTGTGCGGTAGCTGTCCACGCTTTCACGAGTATGCCGAAGAGGTTGAGACCGGCCACGATCTTGAGAGCCGTTGCGGCACCCACCAGCGTGAACCAGTCAAAGCCCTGCAGGCCGGCAAGCATGACGGCGAGGAACGCCATCGCATAATTGATGGCCGCGGTAATATTGTTCGCGTTCATGAAGCGGCTCCATCGGCAGGCAACCCCGATACGCAGATTTCGGCTTCACCGGGACGCTGCGGATCGCCCATCTCGCGGCGCTTGACCAGACCATCGACGATGATGCCGCCAGCCTTGTTGAAGTTGGTCTGAGCCTCGCAGCCCTTGCGGTATTGACCGGCAACGTGGAGACGGGCCGCGGTCGAACCGGCCATGCCAGTGTGGTTCGTGTACGACCCCACGCCGAAGTTGTAGGCGCCGGAGATCATTGCTGCCTGCACTCCGACCGGGAAGTTGACGAAGCCAGGAACCATCTTGACCAGCGGGATGTAGTAGTCGTGGAATATCTGCTCGCGGGTCATCTGCATGCATTCAGGCTTGGTGAAGCGCATGTTCGCGGTGACTGGCTTTCCGTCTATGCGAGTGATGCCCGCGCAAATGTCGTAAATCTTGGCGTAGCGATCCCAATGCGACTGCAGGACCATGCCCTCCCAAGGCAGGATCAAAGAGTCAGTCGCAAGGATAACGGCCGGCGGATGAACCGTCGGCGAGCTATCCCCAACAGCGTGCCAGCCGCCTACGGCAGCGGCGACGATGGCAGCGGCGATGGCCGCCTTCCCGCGCTTGGTGGCGACAATCTTATTTATCGGCATGGATGTTTCCTTGATCGATGACACGCCCAAGGGGCGACGCCAGCAAAGCTGCAATCGACAGCCAGTGCGGCAGGTAGTCGTCTAGGTACGGGACGAGGTACGGCAGCAACTCAAGCAGCCCTGCGGCGTAGACGCACCACAAGGCGAACGAATGCAGCAGCACCCGTCGCCAGTTGGGGACGAGTTTCATTTGGTTTTTCCTCGGGATATGGAGTTGACTTTTCGCGAAACTCGCGCATTAGTCGCGACAAAAGGGGAGTCTTATGAAAAATAACATCTTGGCCGTTGCTACCGTCATATCCGGCTTGGCCGTTGGTCTAGCAAACTGCGGCACGTCTTCGCCAAATTCCGATATCGGCTTAGTTCATGTTGCTGGCGTCAAGACTATCGCGCCGGTTGCGGATGTTGCCATCGTGCCCACTGGTCCCGCTCCGGCGAGCGATAACCAGAAAGTCGTCGGCACATCATGCAAAAACAAAGCGTGGGATCCGGCGCCCAGCAAAGACAACGCCATCAACCTGATGAAGCGGCAAGCGGCGGAGCGAGGCTACAACGCTGTGTATTCTGTCGATGTAAAGCCAGATCCATCACCAATGATGAAGAACTGCTGGTCGGCGCTAATCGCCAGCGGCATTGCGTTCAAGAGGGGCTGAAAAAGGGCGGCCGAAGCCGCCCCATCAACTAAGCCGTGCCATTCACCGTCCCCGACGACCCTGTAATGATATGATTGTTTTCATTGAAGCGCGTGGTGGGCGTTGTTGAAGTGGTGAAATTCAATCCGTACGTATAGTTGCTACCATACGGACTTGGTCCCAGGTAAATGTCGTTATTCGAGATGGATATAAACCCACCCGAACCGACGCTCTCAATATGGGCGCAATCAGTTCCTGAGTTTCCGCAGTTTACTATTTGATTGCCGATAAATTTAACGCAACTTCCTACAGCAGCGAACAAGGCTTGCTTACGCAAACCTTTAAACTTGTTGTTGGAAACTTGAACGTCAAAACATTGGCCGCCACTTGCACCTGGCGCCAAGAAGACACCAATGCCGCCAGCATCATTACCCGCCGCATCCAGTGCGCCGAAGCCAAGGAACTGGGTGTCGTGAATAAGCCAGTTATTGTTCGTTCCGACAATCACCCCGTCAGGCTGCGCATGAAAAAAGAATGCGGCGCGGTCCATTTGACCGCCCGTCCACTCAAGGTTCACGATGCCCTTGCCGTGGGAGTAAATGTATCTCAGCCAATTTTCAAAGAACTGACCGATGATATAAATGCCGTCATGATTACGCGAAGGGTTGTCATGTTCAATGAAGTTATGGCCGCCATTCCCGTTCCATCGATTTCCGCCTCCGGTGATGTGCAGAATGCCGCTTGAACCAAGGTGGATGAAAGCCGCTGGCGAGGGTGAAGCAGCGGAGAATCCTGACGTGCCGCCGCACCCTTCCAAGAAGGTATAGACAGCGCTGTTATCGACACCGGTAATGGTTGATGCCAGATCAAGAGCGCAGGCCGCACCAAGGAAGGTGACGCGCCTATAATAGATATCAGACGTGTTCAAATGGCGGAACATAGAACCAGAAGAATTCATAGCAACTGCTGCGCGCGTTGACAAATCCTTGAAAACTATGTTTTTTGTCAACGCTAATGCAAGATCGCCAACGCTGAAAAATACTTGTCCTGCACTTGTGTTTTCGAAGACGGTAACACCGTCCCCCTGTCCAATGAATTGAACCGGAACGCTGCCAACCAGATTTACTTGAGTTTCTAGTTTGATAACTTCAGCCGGAAGAAGAATTCGCGCTGGCTTACCAGCCGTCTGAATTCTATTGTAAAGGGCTTGAAGAACCGCTGCGTTTGTAGCTACGACACCGCCGCTTGTGTAATTTTTCTCATCTGCAAGCGCATATCCGCGAGCAAAAAATCTCTCTACAAGACTTCTTGCTTTGTACAGCGTCCCGTCATCAAGAGCGAAGAGAGATGCAATGGCACTGACGGAACCAGAAAGAAAAGCCATGACCTGCGAAAACGTCTTGGCCTGGCGCGCAGTGCCGATCGAATTGTCGACAAGCATCGTGTTGGCGGTCACGGCCGGCAGGGACACGCCGGCAGCACTCGCCGCAGCAGCAGCAGCGCTTGCAGCAGCGGCAGCCTGGATAGCCGCCGAGGAAATGTCAGTCGTCAGCCTGAACGTTGAACCAGACACGTAGCCGGCGACTAGCATGCCTGCCGTCAGGCCACCGACCGGGATGTTGACGCCAGACGCAGTCTGTACCGTCAGAACCGGTCCGCCGTTAAACTGAATCGTGACGGGGAACGCCGTTGTGGTGTAGAAAATGTTGGCGACAACCAACGCCGATCCGCTTACCGGAATCGTCGAAGTAGCCTGAATAGCGTTGGCAGTCCCTACGCCAGCATCAGCCGCAACGATGAACGAATACGGCAGATCGCCGACGCGGTTCCACGAGCCTACTCCGCTGGCGCCAGACTTGACGTAGATGCCGTTGTAGGCGGTCGTAGTATCGCCAAGCACCCATGCCATAGCGGGTGCGGCGTAGGCGAGATCGGCGAACAGCGCTGCGCGGCTGGTGTAGATTAGGCCGCCGTTCGAGGTGAAGGCGTTGATGATACCTTCGACCCACGTGCCCCACGAACGAATGTCGGGCTTGTAGGGCTGAGAAGGCGCGCTGGTAGGACCATCGGCCCAGATGTTTGCGGCAAGCTGTACCAAGGGGAAACCTCAAAGGAAAAAGCCCGCACAACGGCGGGCCTGCGCATTGCGCTATGTGACGACGAATGAGCCGGACGCGACTTCTGTCGCTGCGACGCCTGCGCGATTGATGGCGACTACCCACGCGTAACGGGTGCCTGCGGAAATGCCGGTTACGATGCGGCTATCGACAAGACCCGGCGAGCCGTATTCCGGAGGGCTGACGGCGGTCGCGCTGCTGAACGTGTTAACGGTGTTCCAATAGAGACGAGCGCCGGCATAGTTGGGACTATTAGGCGCCGTCCATCCAAGAGTGACCTGACCAACGCCACCCGTCTTGGTGACGGCTGTGACGACACCCGGAGGAGTCGGGTCGCTAGTAGACGTCACCGTTTGAACCGGCGACCAATCTGAATACTTGCCCTTGGTGCTGATGAATGCAGCCTCAACATCAAGCAATTGGTCTGATGGAACCACGTCAGTTATGAGCGTAATGAAACCACCAGATGGCGCCGCGTCTGGATTGACCTTTTCAGACCACCCTCCAGATACCCCGCCACCTATGTCATGGATGCGGTAGCGGACGGTTGGCGTCAGGGCGTCGTCTGCGGGGTCTACAATCTTGACCTGAAGATAGACGGACCCAGACGAAGCCGTTGCGACAATGCTGTTGATGACTGGCGTAACAAGCCCGGCATTGCCAGGAGCCGGCGGAACGGGTGGCTGCGCGCCCTCGTCTACTGTTGGATCCCATGCGTCGATGTCTTCGGGATGTTGCACGATATCCATGCTGAAGCCGCCCTTCGTAAGGGCGAGAACGGCGCGGCGGTTTTCGATGAGCTTTCCATCTAGGCGCGGCAGAAGATTCGGCGTTGATAGGCGAACCCACCGGCTGTAAATTGCATTGATGCCGGAAAGCCGAACGTCGATCGACCCTTTGACCTTCTGCTGGATACGAAGCCAGTCGCGCTTACCGAGGCGCCGAGCCTGCCGCCATTGGTGAACCCAGCCATATTCGGCGTCCTGAGAAAGTACGCGGCCAGCGGTTAACTGAGCGGCGCTATCTTCGAAGAAGTCCGTATCCGTGCTGGTGTAATCGGTCTGTGGATAAGTAAACTTCGGAACCAGCCGATTGCATTCATCCTCGAAAAGAACGTCATATTGAATCTGCCTGCCGATGATATCGGCGTCAGTCAGAGTCGCAACACGCGTCTCGCGAAACTTGCCGACGGTAAAGAGCAAAGCTCCGTCGCCGCGCTCGCACATCCATCCATCGCATGTAGCTAGGATGGAATTAGTGCCGGCCTTTGGTCCGTTCTCTGTCGTATCCCATCCGTTGCACTGGTAGCGTTTTTCAGTACCGCCGCCTTTTAGTGGCACGTTCTCGTCGCAGATGTTGGCTTCTTCGATCCACATATCGAGGACCGGAAGAATGGCCTTGGTATAGTCGCGACGCTGGCCGAACTCATTGAAGCACTGATGCCAGCAAAGAATAAGCGCGCTATTTTGCGTCCATGTCCAAGTCGCTGGATTTGTCGGGCTTTGCGCGGGGTCTCGGAAATCCCAGCAATATGTAAGGTCTGCTTCGACAGACAGAGACGGCGGGCCGTAGGGGAAGCGCGACTGCTGGTCTTTCGCAGCGGCGCCACCAGCGGTCATACCAAGCGATGCTTGGCCGTCGCCGCGGTGCGCGGAAGTCCAGACGCCGTCGGCTGCTAGGCCAGCCGTGATATGCGAAAATGCAGTCTCGGTAGGTAAGCCGAGATTATAATGGATAACCACGTTATTGCCGTAGCGGCCGTTGTCATCATTGGTGGTCGTGCCAGTGCCGTCGAGAAACACCTCGTCATCGTGAAGCCAGTAACGGTTGACCGACTTGATGCGATGACCGGCCAGCGCCTGCACAGCGTAAAGCTTGCTGCCTTTTGCCTCCCAGAGCATGTATGCTCCGGCAAGCCGTGTTCGGCCAACTCCCCAAACGCGAAAGGGAATCGGCTGCGTCTTTGGGGATTTGCCGTCCTCCGGCTTCGGCGTCTTGACGCCGGGCGTTAGCAGCAACTGCGCGCCGATGCTTAGAGCTGTAACCGTGATTGCGGAGGCGATCGATGCGAGGGAAACCGAGCCAATACTTCCGGTAAGACCTGCCGCTAGAAAAAGCGGCGTGAAAAATGGGTCAAAAACGACCTGACTATAAAGAGAAGTCGTGTGCGCCAACCCATAGCGCTGCATCATGCGCTGGTGGTGCATGCTCATACTTGCCGCCTCCAAGCTGCGATGAATTCTGTTTTCTTGCCAACGACGCCGCCGGGACCAAGGATCGACCAGAGCGGCCCGAACCTGATAGCTGCGACCTCTTTGATTTCGTCTCCAAGCCCGACGGGCGCCAGCACCGCGCCGATGTCGCCATCGGTCGGGTCGTCAACGCGCTCGTAGCAGAACGGCGTCAGGTGGGCGTCTATGAAGGCGACAAGGCCGCCAGCTTCGTCTAGAATTGCGTGGGCGCCGTCGGCGTCGCGATACGTGCCGCGCAGCCGTTCGGCTGGATCCACGCCAATCTGTTCATCGACCCAAGTTGCGCAGAATGTTGTGCAGTCGTCGCCGCCTACACCGCCCCATCGAAAGCGATGCGGGAGCGCCAAGAATTCGTGCAATGTCATGGTCTGCCTTTCGGCTTCAATAATTTGGCCAGACCGGAATGACGCCGCGGCTCAATCTAGCCGTTGCGTCGCAGAACAGGTCGGTCGGAGAAATCGCCTTCTGCTGCGCAGATGACCAGAGCGTGCGGGATGGGCGCGAGCGCGTTGCTTCGCCGGTCACAACGGACAGGCTAAGCGTAATCACTGGCGAGGTTTCCCCTTGCGCAGCCTGACCTGACTCCCCGATGTGCGAAGCCGTGCCGGACCAGAGCGGGACAACCTTGCTCATCGGCTGGAAGTAGTCGTCGAGCGTGGTAACGCCCATCTGGACAGCGCAGCCGCGGACGGCTGGTATCGTGTCGAGCACTTTGGCGCCGGCTTGGGCGTCTATGCCGGAAATGGTGAAATCTACGCTGTCCGACGTGCCGTTTACCAGCACCTCGAGGGTCGGCACGCCGATAAGCCTGCCGCCCCCAAGATAGACCGTGCCATCGGGGTCGATGCTATCGAAGCCGACCGGGATATCGTTGACGCCGAACCAGATGTGCAGCGCCGGGTCGGTGTCGATGCGCAGGAATATCCCCAACTGGTGACTTCCTCGCGTGGCCGCGATGACGTTGTCTGGAACCCAGCCCATTATTCCTCCGGATAGTTTCCGTGGCCATCGCCATCACCGTAGGCGTTCATCTCATCGAGAACGCCGCGCCAGCCTCCAGCCATTGGTCCGGGGCAGTCTTTGTAAAGCTTGACAACTTTGTCGGTGTCTCCGACGCGGGCCATGATGGTGCCGTCTTCATTTACCGAGATCGGGTAGGCTATCTCGTCGTCAATGTTGTCAGAGCCGTAAATTCGGTACCATTCACGTTCGCCCATGGAGACTCCTAGAAATGCGAAAGGCCCGCGCGATCGAGCCTTGAAGGTGATGGGTTAGCGGCGTGGCAGGCTTACTCGAAGTAAGAAAAGCTGACAGTTACAACCGCGCCAGAGGCCAAGATTGTAGCGTTATTATAATCGGTAACACCGCAAAGAGAGGCGCCTTGAGCAATAACTCCCGCAACAGCCTTACCAGAGACGCTAGTTTCCTTGCCGGTAACTGCGGCTGAACCCTTAGACGCATTCGCTGCCACTGGTAGTGAGAAGATAAGCGATCCTGTTGCAGTGCCTACCGTCGTGATAGTCGCGGTCATTTGACAGTATCTAATACCATCGCGGGAAATCCACTGACCAGAAGCGGACGAAGTGGTGATGGTGCCACCCGAGGCCGACAGGGTCGGAGTCCACGATCCGGACGTAACAGGGTTGGCTGTAGCCGAAGCTGCAACACCAGCCAATTTCGTGCGTTCCGTCGCCAAGAAGGCTTTGTTCGTCGTCCCGTCTGTCAGAACGTCAGCGCTTTCCGTGCCGGTGTGGTTGGCACGAGCAAGCAGGACTGCGTCGGTAGAATTCGCCGTCGCCCCAGTCGCCACGCCGGCAAGCTTGGTCCGTTCTGTGGCTAAAAACGCCTTGTTGGTCGTCCCGTCCGTGATGTTGTCGGCAGACGTCGCTGGCTGCAAAGCCGTGTCAGCCTTTGCACCCTGCGCGGCCGTAGCAAAATCAGATACAGCCTTCCTGCCGCCCCTGCCAGTTGCGTCATTGCCGACTAGATGTGTCAGCGTCAGCAAAGGACCGCTTTTAATGTTGTCTGCCATCTAGAACGCCTCTGAAAATTGAATGGTTTGCTGCGTCACGAAGAACGCTTCGACAACAGATGGAAGGGTGAAGTCTGCCTTGAACTTGGCGACGAAGCGCGGTCGCGCGAACTCGACACGTTGGCCGACCGTGACAGCCTCACGAAGAGGCGGCGCGAGCGCTAGCCGATAGACAGGGTTTTCTTCGTCGCTCTTGTCCAGCACTTCCCAGTAGCGGTAAGCGCGCCAGCCCTTGGTCGGGTGGCAGATCGAGAACCAGTCGGACCAACGCAGCGGCCTGGATAGGCCGTAGACGCGCATGGAGATGATGCCGGCGTTACCGCCCGCCGCTTCGGTGATCTCGCCCCGTACCGTTGCCTGGCTGTAACCAGAGCCATCGGAGAATAGAGCGCCTTGGGATAAGGGATAAGTTTGATCCGTGTCCCACGCGATATTCTGCGCAACACCCGCGCCGTCATCCCACACCAATTGCTGATCGAGGTCACCGGCATCAGACCATGCAATATTCGCAGCCTGCGCGGCAGTTGCTGGTGCGTGCCTAATATGATCAATGATTGGCGTCGGCAGCCCCCCGATCTTTGGGAACGGGCCGAACCAGTCGGTAATAATCGGCACGTTGATAAAGCGGAACCCGCCGTTCAGGCGGGCTCCAAGCCAGTTGACGTACTCATACTGTTCGGGGTCTTTTATTTTACAATCTTCATATGTGGCGGTGACGATACCGCCACCGCTCATCTCGATAGTCTGGCTTTCGCCAACCCCGTTGCGACCACCGTCCACCGAAGAGCCGAGTACATCATAGGTCGTACGCACCGGGGAGAGGAAATTAGCCGCCAGCGTCGGGTTATTCAGATAGGATGCCATGATGAGCCCTTGACTGGAGAGGTGGCCGCCACTACATGCGCAGTGAACGGCGCGGCCACAGAAAGTTCGTAACCCATGGCTGCCACGCCGCGTCGTTCAGCCCTTGCGAGCCTGCCAGCGGTTTTGATTTGTGCCGAACCCGCCGCGGACCTGCGAATCGTTGTACTGGTTGAGACCTTCGCCGACGCCCTGCTTTACGAGGGTGCGGATATGGTCGTCGCCGTTCGCTCCGGTAATGTGGACCTGCAGAACGCCTGGACCGCCGCCTTGTGCGGTGGAGGTGTTGCGCGATGCTAAGGCTGGGCCTGTTGGGGCCATGACTGGCGTAACAAGGCCGCCGTCCGCATAGCCCTTCAACATCATGCCAAGAGCCGGTAGCCCGACCTTATCGACGACGTTCTTTGGAATGACAAACTCGCCAGCGTGGACGATACCGGCTGGCGTATGCTTGCCGCCGGGGCCGGTGTAGCCGCCGTCTGCGAATAGGCCGATGCCGCCGCTTGCGGCTAGCGTTGCTTGCGCGCCGTTAGGTTTGAAGGCACCACCGAATATCGAGCTAAGGAATCCGCCAAAGCCGCCTCCCCCGCCACCGCCTGTCGGCGCCGCTGGGAAGAAGCTGGAAGATAACTGGCCGATCTTATCGAGACCCTGCGTGGCTGCGCCGGACGAACCGGCTAGCTTACCAAGTGCGGCTGACGCGTCGGTTGCCCGCCTCGCCTGCACGTCCATGGCATTGACCCAAGTGTTGTTCACACCGTTGCTGGAATTTCCAGACAACATTTGAAGCTGTTGTGCGCCGCCAGACATTCGGGTTGCACCAGTAGCGAAGCCGACGTGGCCACCCATCTGGTCGGTACCAAGTCCCCTGTTTTGAACGAGGACGTCGCCCTTCAGTATCTGAGACGGATCTATCTTCGATCCCCAATTCAGGAATGAATTGGCGGTAAGTGACCCGCTTCCTTTGACTCCAACCTGCGCCAGCGAAGAGTTGACGAAGCCAGCGCACCAAGCCGTTTGAGCGGCATTGATGTCCACGCCACCAGCCTTCAAGAAGCTGTTGATCTGGCCTGGGCTGCTCTCATTCGAGCCGAGAAGCGATGATGCCTTGTCGACGGCTGAGCCTACGGAGGAAACGCCGCTGCTACCCGCAGATGTTGACCCGCCGAATAGTTTCCCGGCAACACCAACTGCGCCAGCCGCTGCTCCGCCTGCGCCGCCGCTCCCGCCAGTATTAAAGAGCGCGCCGACAATCGAATTTGTCAGCGATTCAATCGCCTTGTCGCTGGCCTTGGTTAAGACATTAAGAAACGTGTCTTTGACACTTTCCCCAAACGCCTTGCCGATGTTGCCGCCATCCTTCACGATATTATCGCGAAAGCTGGTCATGAAGCCTTTTACGGTATCTTGCGCTTCAGCAATCTTCTGATTTTGCTGAATTTGCTTTGCAAGCGGAGAATTGAAGTCGACAGCCTGACCAGCACCCTGAAGCCTTGATGCGACTTCTTGCTGCTGAGACGTCCGAAACAACTGATCGCGCTCGAATGACAAGTCTTTCTTCAGGTTCGCCTTATTGTAGGCGTCCGTAAGCTTTCCGAGTTCTTGCGACTTCTGCTTGATCAGTTCGATTTCAGATTCGTCAACTTTCGTGCCGTTCTTCGCGGCGTCGATGCGCAACTGAGTGGTTAGCTGATATTCGTTGCGAAGCGCAGCAATCTCGCCGCCTGTTTTGCCGATTAGATTGATGTCGGTCTGTTCGTCGGTGAGTAGCTTACTGAGTGCTACTCCGCGGTCACGCTGCGCCTCCGCCAAGTCATGTTGCGACTGGATTTGCACCATTGTACCAGCTTGCTGGATACGCTGCTTGCGTGCGTCCGGTGTCTCACTGTCGTTATATTGAGCCGCTGCGGCCTGACGAGCGGCGTTGGCTCGTTCATATGGTGAGCGGGCATTGACGCCCGCCGTTTGTGCTGCGAATGCTTGGGCGGATCTGGATTTGGCTACGCGCTGCTCTGCTTCAAAGGCGGCAAGGTTGCCAGCATCGGCCTGACTGGATTTGCCTTGCGACAACAGTCGACCGTTCGGGCCTTGGTCATTGAAGACGGCATCACGAATGCGCTGGTATTCTTTCAGCGCGTCGGTCGCCTGCTTTAGTTTTTCGCTTTCCGATACGATCTTGTCAGCTGCCTTGGATAGGCTCGGATCGATAGCTACTTGTTGCGCTATTGAAAGATAGAACTCGTCGAAGTCGGCCTTGCCGGCTTTTACATCTGCCTTAAGTTTGTTGATGGCGTCCTGAAACGCAGGAACGGCGGCAACGAACTGCGTTTGCGCCTGACCGAACCGGCCGCCGGATCTGGCGGAGCCAACGTCCTTGCTCGAGAAGAAGTTGCCGGCCTCGATACTGGTAGAGAGTTTGAGCGCGGCCTGGCTGCGTGCGCCAAGAGCGTCGACAAGGCTTTTGTTTTCGGCCTGCCCTGCCTTTGCCGCTGTCTCCGCAACGCTTCCGTACGCATCAACGATGCGCTTCAGAACCTTTTCTTGGTCGGCGAGCGCGTCAGTTAGGCTCTTTGTCTCATTGAGCGAGCCAAGCAACTTGGCGCCGAACTGAACTGCAGCCGCACCACCTGCAACCAAGCCAATGGTAATGAGCGAAACCGGGCTAACTACTGAAGCGAAAGCAGCGCCGAGGCCCGAGATGACGCTCTTGCCGTTACCCATCGTCTGAATGACGTCGGCCAACTGCGTGCCCTGCTGAAAGCCGATCGTGCTGGCCTTCTGGCCGCCAAGCGCTGACACAAAAGTATCCTGCAGCTGCGCTACGATATTAGCCGTCTGATACGTGCGAACATTAGGGTTGCCGGGCTGCGGCTGCGGGTTGTTCTGACCCTTCTGCGCGGCGATGTTTGCAAGCGTTGCCTGCCGCTCACGCGATAGTGCTGCGGTGTATTCGTTGACGTCGGTAACGCCGCTCCTATAGAGCGTCTTGATATCCGAAATGTTCTTCTTGTACTGAGTGATCGTCGCGAACAATGGGTTGTATTTGGCCCGCAACTGATCAAGCTGTTTGCCCTGGTCGGATAGCGCGCCGCTCCACTCTTTTGTGGCCGATGTGCCGATGCCGACGAGCGCATTGACTCGCGCTTGAAGCGCCGATGTCATTGAGTTGTCGAGCGACTTTCCGACGGAATCAAACTTTCGGCTGATCTGGCCCGACGCTGCGTCAACGTCGCCAACTAATTTCGTTAGCGCTCGCTTGATGGTTGTGGTATCAGTGCTAATGCTGATGACCAGATCGTCTGTATTGTCAGCCATCGAGCTATGTTCCTAAATGCAAAAAGAGCCCGCTAGGTGAGGGCTAAAGGAGGTGTGAAATGCTGAAACAAGCAGCTTTTGTAATGGCCCTACTCGTGGGCGGCGCGGCTAACGCGCAGCAGATAATGGACGGCTCCGGGTCTGGCATCGGCGACGACATAAAGAAGTCAGTGTTCGCCGCCCTCGTGGGAGCAGCGACCGACCCCTATTCCGCCCAGATCGCGGACCTGAAATTCTCCAAGAGCCGTCCGGAGTTGGTGTGCGGCATGGTCAACCTGAAAAATGGTTACGGCGGATACACTGGATTCAAGCCATTCGGCTTCAATACCAAGTACGGCAACCTGCTCGTTGACCAGAACCTTTCGGACTGCGTCGGCTAGCCGTTATTGCCGTACCGCGCCACCAGCTCAGACATCTCGTCCTTGTTCGGCGGCGATTCCGAGGCTTCGCCGGGGCTGTTAGCCTCGTTGTGACCGTTCACGCCAGCGAAATACTCGGTAACGGTAGCCTGCCAGAAGTCAGCCGGCCGCCACCCAAGGCCGCCGATTGCCGTCTTCATCCAGCGTCGCCACGGAAACGGCTCGTCGTTTTCTTTTATGCCGCTTTCGCGGCTTCGCCGTTTCCCTCGTCACCGCCAACGTGGTGAGAAAGAGCCGCCAAAAACGCGTCCTTAACCGCAGCAAAGTGGACCAGCCGCAACTTATCAATTGCCGCAGCCCAGTCGCCTTTGACTGTGAGTAATTCGATACCGGCGACGGTAGCTGCAACCTCAACGTTGCTGAGGCGTACGAACAGGTCGCCCATAGACTTGCATTCCAGCCGTGTCGACACGGCAGACAGGCCGGCCATCTCCGCAGCAATCACCAACTCGACGTCGGCGATAACGAGGCGCACTTCTCCGCGCGCCCCGTTGACTGCGTGTTTGTAGACAGGCGCTTTTGGCGCTTCGACTTCAGTAGATGCCATGGTAGTTTTCTCCCCTTTAGCCATGGATTATGCCTCGGCCGTAAAGGCGAGAGGTGCGGCAGCTTCAAACGTGGCGTTGAACTCCATATTCGGGTCGACGTCACCAGAAACGGTAAACGAAGATACGAAGAAACTTCCCGTAAAGGTTCCCAGTCCCGGTACGATGACGTTAGCGTTGAACACGGTCGCGCCGATGACGTGGGTCATGAACGCCGACATGTTGGCGCCAGCAACGTAGGCGCCTGAACCAGTGAACGAGCGCGAAGCCTGCCCCGGACGGCCAGTCTTCTGGACAACGTCGCCAGGATTGGTGCAGCTTGGAATAGTCGTATCGACTGACGCAGTGGTCAGGTCGAAGCTGCGGGTTTTGAGGCCACAAAGGTTAGAAAACGTCTCTGGGCTATTGCCGTCACCCAACTGAATGAGCAGCAGTCTACCAACCTGTTGGCCGGGGGTCGTTACCATGTGATGGTTCCTTCATGTATGAAAAAACCCGGCACATGGCCGGGCGTGGTGATGGTGTCCTAGGACAAAGGACGCTGGCCGTAGCTAGTGACGGCTAGTTCAGCGGTTTCTCGACATACGCAACGAGTTCTATGACCGCGTGCGACGTCAGGCCGTCGGCATCGCGAAACACGCGCGTCTGACGATGGCTGATGGAAATTAGTCTGTTGGTAGGCAGATTTAGAGGCGCGTGGTGGAGCGACTCCGCAACGGCGTCGGCAATCGCCTTCACCTCTGGATAGCCAACCTTTGTCGACCACCCATGTAATGTCAGGTAGACCTCGCCTGCACTGATGCAGGTGGCGTCGGCTCGTAAGACTTGCGCCTCGCCAAGTTCTACATATGGAAACGTGACTGGCGTGGGCGGCTGGTCATAGATGCGTCCTGCAACCAGCGCCGTAAGCGCTGCATCCGCCTTCAGGCGGGCGGCCATCGCGCTTTGGAGCTCTAGATCGACTGAAGCCATGTTATCCGCCCTTCATGACTTCCCGCACGGCCTTATTGACCGCGGCCTGAATTTTCTTCTTGGCGCCGGCTCGCATGGAGCGCCAAACGTTGAAGATATGCGGCTGCGCACGCGTGCCTGGGTGCATTTGGGCACCCTGAGCGCGAGTCTGTCTTTGGCCTACCTTCGTCCCACCGCCTTTGACTGTATTATGAGGCGCGGTCCCCCATTCCAAGAACCTCCAAATAAACGGAGCGAATATGCCTGCCGCATCTAGGTCTTTGGTGTCGCGAATACCGACTTGGCTTTGCTTCGGTCGATTCTTAAGGAAGTCGCCTTCAATGCTTTCCGCATATTCCAGCGTCGCGCCTCGAGGTGCGCCCTGCGCTATCTTGCTGGCCGCATCTTCGGCGATCTGCAACTTTGCCGCGGCAGCGTAGACTGCGGCCTTCGGCGCGATGGCGTTGAGCTTGGCTTCTAACTTGTCGCGGCCGAGCATTTGCGCCTTCAGTGCCATCAGGTAGCAACCCCCTGAACGGCCAGCATCTCAAGGTACGCGTTCTTTTCGTCTGCGTTTATTATGGTGAGAATGTTGAACACACGACTTGTATTTCGCGCGTCGACAATTCGCCATGATGTATCCATGGTCCTAGATTGCTCGTTCGACCGAATGACCACCTTGTATGGCTGAACACCGGTTAGCCTTGCGGCGATAACCGGCTCAGAGCCGACCTTTGGAGATAGTTGCGCCGCTGTCGTGAAGACGGTTTGCCAAGTTGTTTGCTCGTTCCCGTACTCATCTGCCGCCCCAACTCTTCGCTGGAAGGAAATTTTCTCCCTAAGCGCGCCAGCTCCAATAACCATCACCGCACTCCGTACATAATACGAGCAACCTGAAACGACTTGCGCCAAGTGCGGCCGAGATCGAGTCCGATCTTAAAGTCGAGCAGGAAGTGCCAAAGATTGCCTGGCACAGCCAAAAACCACGCTTTCATTGTCGCCACCCCTTCGGCCGTTCGCACGCCACAGCCTTGCCAGCCGCTATAGCCGCCTCGCCGCACTTGCGTAGAACCAAGTGGCGGCCATCTTTGTGCGGGCCGCCATCTGGCTGGTAAACGATGGTCACGGCAGGCGTCGGCGCGAACGCAAAAACCTGCGTGAAGAGCACCCACATGTTACAGAGTAACGCCGACGTCTTGGATGCTGACGTTGATGTTGGTCGTGGAGGTAGCGATACCGATCAGAACCGGATCCATGCCGGTCACAAGGTCGGCAACGGGGCAGATTCCGCCTGGGGTGCCGGAGAGGTAATATGCGGTGCCAGCAACCAACGTTGCGCCGAGCGCAAGGTCACCGCTCTTGATGAACGTGACGGGCTGGTTAAGCGAAGCGCCGACAAGCGCAATGCCGCCGACAGAGCGTGTGCCTGAACCGTTGTTATCGGAAAGCATCCATTTATTCGTGGTGGTATTCAAAAATACGGTCTTGCCGGCCAGCAGGGCTTCGCCCGCAATGCCGGAATCGCGTGTGGAATTGCCGCCAGCGATGACGTTCGCTGGGGTGATTACTATGTCAACCATGAGTTTTTCCTATCCAAAATGGAGGGCTGGCGATTGCCAGCCACTCATGATTAAGCCTGCGGAGGATTCGGTGTCGGTGCGACGGCCGGGTAGCCAAGAACGGCAAAGCCGCCGAGGAATACGTTGCCGGTATTCGCGGCTGGCGTCACTGTGACTCTCGCATAACGCTTGGAGCCGATGTAACCGATCTTACGCGCCTTGACGTCGGTCGCGAAGTCGAAGCTGGCGAGAGCAAGCGTGCCGACAAGCTGCGAAGCCGGTACGGCCGCAGTATCGGACAGGTTGGCCGCGTCGCCGTGCTCGATCGTGACAGCAAACGTTGCGTCCGCGTCAGTAAGCGTGCCGGTCTCGATGACGAACTCGGCGGCGTTGTAGCCGGAAAGGTCAATAATGGCAGAGACCCAAGGAGTGTTGTCGGTCGTTGCGGCTTTTGGCTCGAACAGTGGGACGAAGTGAAGCTGATTGTGAATTTCGCGATTAGGCATGTTGAGTTCCTTTGCTGTGGCGACAGTCGGCTAAGCGACGCGGCCCACTCGATATCTTTCAAGAATGGATGAGACGCCAAGCGGAAGCTCAGCAAGCCCTTTAAGGCTGGTCGTGAACGCCTCCCTATTTTCATAGTAGCCGCCGACCATAAGAAGAATTGCCCACCGCAAATCCTGCGGTAGCGTCGCGTAGCCGCAAACGAACGTCACCTTGACGGCGCCAGGCTCGCACCACACTAGCGGCCATGCCGTATCGCGGGCTGGCCAGATGCGCAGGGGGCTTTCGGCGAGATCGTATCGCAGACCGGTTACGGGCTGGTCCGTGCCATTGGCATCGCGGTACGTGACGGATGCAACCGCCGTTACCGGGCCAAGAGGAATGACGATCTCTTGGCGATACCAGTTAGACTGCGAAAAGAAACTGTCTAGCGAAAGGCGCCAAGTCTGAGGCGACAGCGCGATACCAATGCCAGTCGGGCCTTCGATAGCCGCTTGTGCCGCGGCAACCATGGCCGTGATGTCTGCGTCGTCATCGTTATGGAAAACGCGAAGGTGCCTTTTGGCCTCGTCTAGGGTCACGACTGGCGCCGTCGGCGGAACCGTCATTACCAGCCGTGTCCATTCGTTCATTTTCGGCGACCTCGGCGAGATGGTGCGGCATCAGTCGTTTCGGCGCCCTGCAGCAAGTCGGTAGTTTCGAATTCCGGCTCGTCTGCGGGTTCGGCAGCGACTGGGTCACAGAGCGTTTCCCAGCCGTTGCCAACTAGAGCGGAGAATTCGTCGCTGTCGACTTCGGCGCCGAAATTGAAACTAAAGCCGTCTCCGGCAAGACTGGTATTCACTTTGACAATCATATCTGCCTCCTCAAAAGGAAGGCGTCGCCCTCGCGAGCGACGCCTCGTTTATTATGGGTGCAGAAGGGTCTTCACAGCAGCAACGTCCATCAGCTCGCCATCGAGACGAGTGAAGCCGATGAGGCCAACCTGACCGAAGTCGGCATAACGCTCAACGAGACGCTTGATGGCGAACTCCTGAACGGCACGAACAATGTACTTGTTCATGGCACCGAAGACGACCGACTTTGCGCCGGTTGCGATGTCGGCAACAGCCTGGTTGATCGAGTACTTGTAGGTCAGGATGGTTGCAGGAGCGCCACCCTTTACATCTGCTGGTTGCCAGATGTAATTTCCCTGCAGATCCTTCAATTTTCTAAGGGCTTTCAGCGTGCCGTCGTTAAACATCCAGGCGCTGGACGGGTCAGAACGGTAGGCGGGGTCAACCGAGTGCTCGAGGTTGATCATGTCGTCGAAGGTGATGGCGGCGGCGCCTGCAGCGGCAGTCGTACCGGCGGCAGTAACAATGCCGTTCGGCTTGGAGGCGCCGTCACCAGTGGTCAAATGGCGGTTGGCGATGCGGCCAATGCGCTCGGCCATGGCGTCGCGAACAATGCCTTCAACGTCCATAACTGCATCCTGCAGAAGCTCATCGGAGATGAGTACCACGTTGGACGTGTACTTATATGCATCGAGCGAACGAGTGCCGAATGCGACCTCAGCAAGGGCAACCTGCTGATTTTCGCCGATCAGCGAACCTTCATTCGCGGTATCGTTCATCGTTGGCATCGTGATCGTGGCGCCAGTGCCAGTCTGAAGGACGCGGGTAACGCCAGGATCAAGCATCGGACCCCAAGCCTTCAGGGACTTGAAGAGTTCAGCCTGAAAAGTACCGGGTACGAGGTAGCCGCCCTGCGTCTGCGAGCCGACGGACTGGCCGCGCTCTTCGACGGCCTTCATGAACGCGCGCTGCTCAACCGAAAGGTTGGCAACACCGCCAGCAAGCCAAGAACGGAACGCAGCATCATGCTTTTCAGCGTCGGTCTTTTCGGTGACATTGCCACCAGCGCGTACATCAGCAGCCGGACGGCGAGCGTCGGCGGCATTCAGAGCGGCTTCGCGGGCTTCTGCAGCTTCTTCGCGCTTGATGCGGGCTTCGAGCTTGTCGAATTCCGCCATTGCAGCGTCGTGCTGGCCTTCGAGTTCGGCGACGCGCGCTTCTGCGGTATCGTCCTTGATTTCAGCCAGAAGAGCGCGGCCGTCCGCTACGAGCTTCTGCTGCTTTTCGCGCAATTCGAGAATTGTGGACATGTATGCTCCATTGAAAAAGCCCGCTCAATGGCGGGCTGTATGGGTGGGTGGAGGATGGCAGCGCTAGTCAGCGCGTGCTGCGGGTCTTTTGCTCAAGACCCATTTTCAGGCGAGCTCTGATGAGCGCAGCCCGATTTACCGGCGCTGCCGCCGGATCTGGAATTTGTTCTGGTGGGTCGATAACGGGGTCGATGACCGGCTCGTCCGCTGGGTGCGCCGACCGCCACTCTTCAAGCGAACGAACGCCGATCGTGGTGTCGTCGTAGGCGGGCCAAGCGACAGCCGAGACTTCCATCAACTCGAGAGCCTGGATGGTGCGAACCGGGATAGCCCCAGTTTCATCCCAAAGCTCCTTGGTGACATAGAAGCCGAAACTCATGCCACTGATGTCACCGCGCTCGACAAGCACCCAAAGGTCATTGCCGTCGCTTGTGTCCGGAACATCGATTTCCACTTTGAGGCCGACGCCGTCTTCCGACAGGCGGAGCGTGCCGGACTTTGTGCGCCCGATCACACGGCCGGGGTCATGGTCGACCAGCGCGCGAATGTCGCCAGCAATGGCGTCCGTAAATGCGCCGGGGGCGATCTGCTCCTGAAACCACCCGCCGATGTCGGCCAGTCGCTCGAAGACGGCCGCATACCCAACGAGGGTGCGTTTGCCATCGTTAGCGCGCGTTTCCACCGCAGCAACATGACTGCGCTTCTCAATCTTGTTCGTCATGCGGGCTTGTCTTTCTTGATTTTAGCCGGCGGAGGCGTAGCGGTAGACATGCTCTGCATACCAAGAGGGACGGTCGCGCCTTGGATATGAAGCTTGTCAGCCTCGCCAGGCTGCGTCGGCCAATTCTCCATCGCCCGAACTTCATTCGGAGTGTAGATCGCGTTCTGAATTCCGGTCGCGTAAGCTTCAAAGCGAGCCGTGACATCGGAGCGAAGCAATCCGTCGACGTTGAATTCGCAGAACTTCGACTTATTCCGAGCCGTGAATAGCTTCAGATTAAGCTCCTGCTCCCAAAGCTTCAGCCATGGGCCAAGCGTGTGTTTCGTGAAAGCCAGATCTTGCTGTTCGGTGTTGGCGAACGATCCGTTGGTTAAATCCTGCAGAAAGCTAGGCGGAATGCTGAAAACGCGAGCAACTTCCTCAATCTGGAACCTGCGGGCCTCTTCCATCTGCGATTTGTCAGGGTCTATGCCAACCGGCTTTAGTTCGTGCCCGTCGGGCATTATCAAGACGTTTCGGCGTTCAGAGTTAGCCTCTCGAATCGCCTGCGTTACGTCTGAAGAAGCCCTGGTTGCAGATGCCGGTGACTTCATGGGGCCATAAAGCGCCAATGGAGGAACGCCGCCATTTAAGAAGTGCTTCTGCGCATGCTGTTCTAGCGCCAGAGATAGACCGACAACGCCACGGAGCTTAGATATGGGGTCAACATGCGTCACGCCGTCGGGGCGCAGCATGAACACAAGGTCGATAACTTCGCTTGCCTTGTACTCAACCGTCCGAGTGCCGTCGCGGTAAGTGTAGACCTTCCGCCCGTCCTTGCGCTCGACCGTCAGCTTGTCCGTTTCCAGAGGCCATAGGTTCATCACGCGGCCAGCCTTGTTTCGCTCTATGAACGAAACGCCGCGACCGCGGAGCAAAGTGCTAATCATCATCCCCTTGCGCCAGGAAAACGAAGTCAATTCCTCGTTCGGCGCATCGTGTAGGATGCCGTAAAGCGTGTCGCTATCAGCAAGTTCGCGGCCGGTCGCGTCCTTTTTGAAGACCTGCAACGGCAAGCTGGCGATCGTGCCGGCCAAGACGTTCACAGCGCACCAGATGGCTGGAACCTCAAGCGCGGTCTCGTACGTGACCGTAACGCCCGCCACGCCGTGCCATTCATTCATCAGTGTGCGCCAGGCTCCAACGTCGGAAAGCGGCACGGACGGGTTCTCTAGGCTGGCGCGCGTCTCCGCCGCCTGTCTATTAAATGGCCACATTAAATCACCGCTAACTTGAATTCTGGGTCTGCCCATGGGTCGACCGCGACAGGTTCGCCTACCGACCGAAGATGCAGACCGAGAGCCATGATGAGGGCGATTGCGCCATCTATCTTGTTTTCGGGCCGCTCTTTGCGTGGGTAGACGTTTTCTTTTGCGTCATAGTGGCCGACGACGTTGCCGATCATCCAAGACAAAGGGTCGCGCGGGCCGTAACGATGCGCGATCTTGCCGGAGCGCATGAGTGCGTCCAGTTCCTTGGTCGGCTCTGAGAAGTTCTGAACCGTCTGGCGATATTCAACCGCGTTGGCGCCCTGCTCCGTCAGATGGTTTGCCATCTGCTGGGCTTGCCATGGGTCGTACGCAATCTCGAGAACCTCAAAGCGGCTAGACAACTCAATGATGTCAGCTTCGATGCGGTCAATGTCGATGACATCGCCAGGCGTTGTGATCAGCTTGCCCTCCGCTTCCCACCCCTTGTAGGAGTCGTTGCGGCTCTCGATAATTGCCTGCTCTGGCACATAAAACCAAGCGAACGGGTAGACCTTATTATCTCGCTCAAATAGAGCGACAACCGCGGCAACGTCGATCTTCGATGCCAAGTCCACCGCGACGCGACATGGGCAGCCGAGAAAGTCCTCGATCTCCAACGTCTTGTCGATGCACCGGTCCCAAGCGCGCATATCGTAGAGCGCCTCGTTCGTCTGGATCCAGACGTTCAAGTGCTTGGTCAGAAAGTTTGCTTGCGAAGCAGGCGATGACATGGCCTTGCGGCATAGAGCGGCGACATGTTCTGGCTCTACGGAAACCCCGTAGTTGGGATTCGCCTTGCGCCAGGTGGATTCCTCGGTCCAGTCGTCGTCCTTATCGATCGTGTAGATGATGCCGAAGTAGGTATCGTCTTCGGCCGTCTTCTTCAGCAGATTGATCGTATAGGCGCGGTGCTCGTAGCAAATGCCGGTCTTGTCGGCGCCTGCCGTGGTAATCGCCCAAACCATTGACTGGTTGCGCTTCCCTGCCCCTGTCTCGATGGCGTCGTAAACACTACGGTCTCGGTGGGCATGGAGCTCGTCGATCAATGCGAAGTGGACGTTCTTACCGTCAAGCGAGTCGGCATCCGCGGACAGCGCCTCGAAATAGCTGTTTGACCGCATCTGAATGATGCGGTGGGCTTCGACATCAATGCCAAGGGCCTTACGCAGGCCGGTAGCGCGCCGCAGCATTGCTTGCGCAGCGGCGAAGGCAACCTTTGCCTGATCGCGCGTACGGGCCGCGCTGTAGATTTCGGCGCCGCCCTCTTTCTCGCCGAACCCGCAGTAAAGTGCCGGGCCGTCGGAAAGCGTGGTCTTGCCGTTACCGCGAGGCACCTCAGTGTAAGCGCGACGAAAGCGTCGCTTGCTGTTGTCGTGCCGTAACCAGCCGAAGGCTACCGTCAGAATGAACGACTGCCACGGCTCTAGCGTAAGGCTCTGGCCGGCTAGCGGTCCCTTGATGTGCGGCAGGAAGCAGGTAAAGGTGCAAACCTTCTGCGCCGCCTCATGGTCGAAATAATAAGCCCAGCCATCCTTTGCTCGGGCTAAGTCATCTAGTTGCCGCTGGCATGCCTGCTTGACGTACTCGCAGACGATAATCTTGCCAGCTACAACGTCGAGCGCATAGCCGTAGCCAGCCGCTACATGCGGATATTTCAGAACATTGATTTCCATGAATCACTTAAAGTCTGCGAACGGGTCGGCCTCTGGCTCCTTGGCGCCCGGCGCCTGAACCTTGCTGCGATCGGTCGGGCTAAAGCCAAGCTTCGCGAGCGCAGTGATAAGCCTGGAAAGGCCGCCGCCGTCCAACTTGTCGCCACGGAAGTCAGCAAACAAACGGCACGCTATTTCCAGCAGAAGTCGGTCGGCTCCAGTGAGCCAGAATCCGTGCGAGGATAATTCGTGCCAGATAATCGATGCGTCGCCCGGTAAAGAATTAGGTGGCGGGCCGACTGCCGTGTCAGGCTTTGGCTCGCTCTTCCTCTCGGCCTTACGGGAAGGGTTCTGCTTGAATGCGCCCTTCAACTCGAGGGCCGCGGTCGGCTTCCTCGGTCTCGCCATTGAGCCAGTCTCCGGATTCGCTATTTTGTGGATGAACAAATTTCGTTAGGCCGACGGTTGTTGGGGCGGCAGGTGCGTCAAAAATGATACACCCCTCCCCATCATTCGAGCAAGCCATTGATATCGTTGATGTTTATCCGCTTTTCCGTCATCATCTCCTCGCGATGCTTGTCGCTGTTGTGATGATGGGCGCAGAGTGACTGAAAAGGACCAGACCAGAAGAGCATCTCGTCGCCTCTGTGAGGCGTGACGTGGTCACATACGCTAGCCGCAGTAATAGTCTCGTCATCGTCTAAGCACATGATGCACAGCGGATGAGTAGACAGTTGCGTTTCGCGTATCGCCTTCCATCTGGCCTTGCCATACCATGCTCGCCATGGCGTGGCTGCCCGTGTACGGTCGACATCTCGCCTTCGCTCTATCGTTGTGCGCTGCGTAGTAGGTGCATATCGTGGTGGACGCGTTGGCATGGGCCACCTATGGAGCTAGCAGCAGGAGTCTAACCCGCGACATCCTCATTACAAGTGAGGCGCTCTTCCTACTGAGCTATGTCGGCGATGATGATGGTCTGCGTGGTTGGATTCGAACCAACGACTCCCGCGGTCCAAGTGCGGTACTCTGGCCAGGCTGAGCTACACACAGATGTTGGTTGCGCAGGTCCGATTCGAACGGACGATTTCATGGTTATGAGCCATGCGAGATACCGGGCTTCTCTACCGCGCAGAAAACAAAAGCGGCGAGGAGCCTGCATAACAAGCTCTACTCGCCGCACGATCACCCAACGCTGCGGAGGAGGCGCGCGAGGGGCAATGGGGATTGGTATGCATGAAGGTCAGTAGCCCGTTATCTCGGTCACTGGTCCAGTCGCCGTATCCCCTCACAGAGGTTAAGGCCACAAGGCCGCCGACGGCAGGTCGCTTTCACTGGGGCGTCCACTGCTATATCTTGGTCTTTCGACCCTCTGGCCCTTCATGCAATAGTTACCCGCAGCGTTCAGCGGCTGCACTAAATGCAGCATGACGGCGGGGCGCTCGTAAGCGCAAACGGTTGAGGGCTAACTAATTAGTCCTCTCAACCCTTGGTGACTTGAGTGCGCATGGCATACGGTCCTATGCGGCTCGGCTGCGAAAACGCGACAATGCAACGGACTCCAGATGTTTTTCCCGCCTATCAATCTCCTGCCATTTTACGGATATGCTACCGATAGCCATCCCAACAAGAATGCGCCCGCCAACGGAAGGCTGCGTCTTCTCCCCGCCGCCTCTCCCAATGTCTGTGTATGACTTGCCGCCAAGCACGGCGTCCTCGAATGGCTCGACCAGTGGCCCGAGGGATGAACGCAATTCTGCCAGGATAGGCTTGGCGTCTATGTGCGCATTCAGAACTTCGTCAGTTAGTTTGACGTGCAGGCTTTCCGTTTTGATAACGCTGCCTGTGGCCACGTTGTCGTTATCGGCTACGACGGTTCTTTTTGCTGGCGACGCATAGGAGCCTCTACTCTTCTTGATCTTCGATGATTGCTTAATCTCGCCGTCTGGGATAACCGTCCACCCGCTGGCCTGAGCCTTATCGATGTCAGCATCTGGCGTAAGCTGCTTGCTGACGCGCACTACCTCGCCGCCGTCTGACTTGCTGTAATCAAGTCCCTTGAGCGGCTCCGCTTCACATAAGGCCACTAGCTTGCGATAGCGAAGAATGACCGCGATAGCTTCGTGCTTCTCGTCACGCCGCAAAGCCTCCATAAGCGGGAAGTCTTCGCTACGACTCTGCACCGTGCGTGGGTCGCCGATATCCTGGCGCCTTGCAATAACCTTCGTGATCTTCGCCATGGCTAGCCGCTCCGCCTTTGCTTTCTTCGCTACCCGCAACCGGGCAGCGCTACGATCTTCTGGTGTCGAGAAGCGCCGCTTGGCGCTCGTAGTAGCGACATCCGCGATTGCGACCCACTGGCCGTCTACTTTGTGAAAACGAGTATTGGTGCGGTATGGGTGCGGCTGATCGCCAGTGAACAGCACGCGGCCGGTTAGATCCAAAATCTGGTCGTCATCGGTCATCAGATACCGAGCTCCGCTTTGCGACGACGGATAAGCGTTTCTTGCTCTTCGATCCATTTCAGCGTGGCCTGCCGTTCCTGCAGTTCGCGAGCGTCCGCCTCTTCCTGCGTCTCCAGGCGGCTATACGTGATGCGGATGCGGTCGAAAGTTTCGCCGTGTTCCCACTGCGCCGAGAAATCGACTTCTGCCGATTCGCGGTATTCTGTTGGGATTTCAAAAAACGCCTCTTGGAGGGCGTCGATTGCTTCGACTAGACCATGCGGCGGATAACCAACCGTGTCTTCGCCGTATCCGTACGTTCTTAGCGTGATTGTCTTCTCAATCGGCGTTGCCAAAATTCGGCCTCCTCGTATGTGGTGCATGCGGTGGGTTAGATGGATAGAGCGGCGCGACGATCCTGGATGTCGCGTCTGACCGCTCGATAGTTGGCTAGGACGTCGCCCACAAAATGCCCATCCTCGCTTGCAAGGATCGCATCCTCAATTGCCGTCAGCGCCGCCCGCAGTGTTTCGATAACCTGCTTGTCGTTGCCCATCTGGCGTAGTGCTTCCGAGACATTCACTTCACGGAACCGCTCGGACATGTCGGCCATCTGTGCGCGGTGTTCGGCTTTGAGTGTTTCGATAACCTGCTTATTGGCTTCGTCGTAACCGCAGGTGCATGTGTATTCGCGGCCTTGGCACCCACGCTCGTGGTCAGCCAGCACTTCAGGCGTGCTCTGATTAGCCTCTTGAGCGGCGCGTGCCTGCCATGCGGCATGGGCGCAATTCTCCGTTGTCAGCGTAAAAACTGGGTCAGCGGCGTGGCCACTCTCCTGCCACCACACATGGAAAGCCTCGTTTTCACTTTCCCGCCGTTTCTGCTCAACGTCTTGCTGATTGGCTTCGAGAGCGGCATCTTCGAAAACAAAGTCCCACTCGTCGCAGAGGTACTGTACCGCTGCTCGGCAATCCGCGTCGAATGACCGCCAGTCGCCTGAGATAACGCCGTTGCGCGTTTCCTCGTGGCCGTAGAGCTTCAGGAACTCGGTCGCATCATCGTCGCTGGTAAACGACATCGGATTGGCTTCGAGAGCGGGAGATGGAACGATGGTGGAAAGGATGCGCCGCTCGTAGTCTGCTTGGCAGGCGGTAAACGCTGTGTGCCGAGTGTCTATTATCCGATCGCCGTTCCATTCCCAAAAGCCTTCCGGCTCTCTGGCGGCGTACCATCCATCCTCGTTAACGACAGAATAGGTTCCGAACGGGCTTTTCGCTGTCCAGCACTGATTTGTGCTCGCACTCGGTTCTTCCCACTCCAATGGCTTCACCGTCGCCTTCACGGCTTCGAGAGCGGCTATGTGGTCTGTGTGAACTTTGCGAAGGGCGACAGCTTCCGCGCCTAGCCAATCGTAAACGATGGATGCTGTGCCATCTGGCAAGCCTTCACGCCGAGCCAGTCGCGCTGCAATCTTGATAAGTTCGCTCATAAATTCCCCCGCTGATTTGCATACGCGCAATGTAGTCTAGTTTGACAAATTTGTCAAGGTGGAAACCGTCGGCACTAAGCGGCTTCTGCTAGGGCCAGCCATCCGTTCACCGCATCGACGCTAGCCGCAGCGCATTCCTCCCTCGTCTTCGCCTTGATGACCAGCACCGTGTAGCCAAGAGCACGCAACAGGGGGTGCCGTATCTTCTGGCTGGCCGTAAGCACACCTTCCTCGCCCTTGTACTCGATGAGCAGCAACCTGCCGCTTGCCGCGTAGACGCGCAAATCAGGATCCCCAGCGGCAATGCCGGTTGCCTTGGCTTTCATCGCCGCGCGCTTGCTACGATAGTCCCCGTTCATGTCGCCCGCGATGGTGAAGCCGTTCGGCGCCAGCTTGTCGACGCTATCCGCATAGCCAGGAAGCGTGCGCAACTGACGGACGGCTTCAGCTTGCAATTCCCACTCGTCGATCGGTGCAGGCTTGATGGTGACTACCGTCCGTCCGTCTGCGGCTGCGCTCGTAACGAGCCGAACTTTGGCTCCGTTCAGGCGGGTCGTCTGGGTGGTGGTCTTGCCGGGTTGCTTAGTTGGGGTGCGGGCCATGGTGGTCTCCTTGTGGTGGGTGCCTGGTGAGGGCAATTTGGGGTTTCGTCCGTTTCGGCTCTATATTCTACACAGAAGACAGAAACATAAGAAAATAGGTACTTCTTATAACGTTAAGGATTTAATGATGAAACTATATATAGGTATATTATACCATTGATTTCATTGACTTTTTTCGTCCGAGTTTCGTCTTTTTTACCCATGGACGAAACTCGGACGAAAAGGATGAAACTAAGTTTCGTCCATGGACGAAACTATTTCGTCTTTTGGCATTTATGGACGAAACTCCGCGCTGGTATCAGGTCGTCAACCAACCCACATCAGGCGCCGAACCGGCCGCCCAGGCTTGCTGTCATTTGCCGCATATTCTACCTGACCAGTCTTCTGCAGATCTTTCAGAATCTCGTCACGCTGCCACCCATCGATCGCCTTGCATCGGTCTGCAATCTTTCCCTCCGTCATGCCCTTGACGCCCGCCTTCTTGATCATTGCGGATATCTTCTTGTAGTTCGCCTCACGCTGGTTGTCGGCAAGGCGCTCGCCTACTTCGGCAAGCATGGCGGCAGCGCACGTCCACGCAACACAGACCGCCCATTCGAATACGGCCTCCGTTATAATAGGTTCTTTCGGGTCGATGCCGACGGCCGCGATGATTGCCAGCTTGATGGAGTTCTCAATGATACGCCTGACGAACGGTTGCGATTCCGCAGCCACCAGCGCCTCCTTGGCTTCGATCGTCTCTTTTACCGACCGCAGTATGCCTTCTGCATCAGCCGTCCACGGCACTATGTGCGGCTTGATCTCTCGAGATGGCATCTTCACTTCGACTTTCGGTATTGTCGCTGTACGCTTAGCCACCACGTCGATTCCCGCGACGTCTGACATCCTTTCCAGCAACTTCAAAGGAAGCCAGCGCACATCCCGCTCCGGTGACACCGTTGGCGGCTTCTTGCCTGTGATGTGGAACAGTATCAATCGCGGCAGTAGCCCGTCCTCGGCGCTGCTAGACGATAGAGCCGACCAGAATTGCTCTGGTGTAGACGTGCCGTGCACACAGAGATTAGGGTTGTATATGCGCTTGGGTGGCGTGCCGCGGTAAGCCGCGCCTTCGAAGAATGTTGTCGACGCCGAGTAGTAATCGCGCAGGTCTGTGGAGATGGCGCGCTGGTGTGAGCCTGCCTTTCGGTCGGTGATCTCACGAACGAAGCCACCGAACTCGTCGATCTGGCACAGTACAGACTGGTGGTTTTCCAAGACTTCACGCAACGCCGACGCCGACATGATACGCGCCGGGCCGCTGTATTTCTCGAACATGCCTTGGTCAGACATGAAAAGCCGCTTGATCTGGCTGCGGGCGTGCTCCTTGCCAAAGCCTGAGTCGGCGAGCGCTACCGTGTAGATGTTTGGGCGGGTGTCACGCTTGGTCGTCGAGTACCGCGCACCGCATAGAGCGGACACCAACGGCAGCACCGCGGCCAGCGCAAGCGCACGCGACGGCTGTTCGGCTGACGACACAATCCAGTCGATGAGGTCTTCGACTAGCCCGCCAGGATATGTCAGGCTTTCCAGATCGGCCACGGCCTCGAGCTTATATTCGGGCGTGTCCTCGTCGTGCTCTGGGGTGGGTTCTGGTGTGGGTGCCGGTGTCGGGGTGGCTTCGGGGGTGAGCGCCGCGGCTTCCTTGGCCGCCTTGTCAGCCTTTCGCTTCGCGCCGCCGACCAACGGCTGGACGTCCACCGGCCGCGTGTTGTCTTGCTGATACTCACGTTCGGGAATGGCGCGCGGCTGCTTTATGCCGGCATCAAGGCCACGCTTTATCTTGGCGCGGATTTCCTTCTCTCCGTCTTTTGCAACGACGCCGTTTGCGTATGCTGCATCGAACAACCCAGCTTCGGCCTCCGACCGAGATAGCGCGCCCGCGCCGACCAACGTGCCCAATGAGAAAGCCGAAGTGTTGACCTGCTTGCCCCGCTCGCCCTGCATAGCCGACGCCAGCAAGTCGAGCTCCTTTTCGACTGCGCGCTCGACGTACAACTCATTTTCGCCGGACGGATAGGAGTATGCCGACGCCGTGGTGGCAACGACTGGTGGCGGCAACACGAAATCAAGTAGCCATTGTGGCGCGTCGGCAAGTGGCGGCAGTCCCTCCCCGTCATAGTCAATCCAGACGTACTCATTGCCCTCTGCCGTGACGCTTCCAGGGGCGATGACGTATCCACCGCTCCCGCGGACGTCGAGTCCCGCGCCTAGCTTGCCGCGGTTTCTGACGCCAGACACGTGGGCGAAGTACCTGTGTTCGCCACCACCTGCGGTTCTGGCCGTTGCGGTCTCAGGCAGCGCGCCGTACTTCGCCTCTAGACCGGCAAGCGTTTCAAAACCGTTGATGACATTCCCGTCATCGTCCTTGTGCACATCGACGTCCAATACCCAGGCACCAATTTGTTCGCCCGTCGGAATCCCCACCATCGCGGTCGGGTTGCGATCCCATAGGATTCCGGTATTGCGAACATTCTTGGATGCTCCTTTAAATCCCGAAGAAATAAGTGGTGTCTTTGCCTTAAAGACGATCTCGACGCCGTCTTCGTCATAGGTGTCGGTAGGCTGGTCTGCCGCTCTGCAGGGGAATACTGGGACGTTGGCCGCTACGTATGAAAGCGCCAGATCGCGGGGCGATTGGCGCGGGGTGGTCGTCTGATTGGTCATGCTGCTTCTCCGTTCATCACGCGAGCAAACCATTGGTCTTGCGCGTACGCCTCTTCCGCCGTTTTCCCTCTAAGGTCACCACGCCTCTCTTTGTCTTTCCAGTAGGCCATCTTGAACGCCGACTGCGACGGGTAGAGAACATAGGATGACGTTGTCAGGTCGTTCGCGGCGACGATTTCCACCTTTGTCGCGCATCCATCCAAGAATGAGAAAAGCTGAATAACGCAGGAGGATTCGCCGACCATTCCTGTAATCTGAAACTGATTGTGGATATCGCCTTCCTCGTCCAACCGGTGACCGTACAGACCGATAAGCCCATTGTCATTTACTGGTGACATACGTGAATTTGCCCTCATCTTGCGCACTGTTTTTGTCCCCTTGCCTCGATTGCAATCCCAACACGACGTGACAAGATTGCCCATATCATCGCCCCCACCATTGGCGACGGCTGTGACGTGGTCGCATTCAAGCACAACCTCCGGAGACCGCCCGCCGCAGTAGCGACACGTGAATTCGTCCCGTCGGAAGACATCAAACCTAATCCCCTGCGGAATTGGCTTTCGCTTTGGTGTAGCCATCTAGTTTTCATCCCTCCCGATCGATGCGGAGATTAGCGCTGTATTCTCCGCATAATGTGCGGTGAAAATAGCTGTTGACATTACGGACCAATGGCCCTAGTTTGTATTTACCAACACCACATGAGGAGACATTGATATGAACCCCGAAATCGCCGCTCTTATCGCCCGCCGCCTTGCCGCTCCGAAGCAGTTCGAAGTCGTGACGCTCTTCGCAGACGGCACGTCGCGCAGCTACCAGACTGAGACGCGCGGTCAGGCAGAGAACTACGCGACCGGCGAACGCCGGAAGGTTGGTCGTGACCTGATCAACCGCGAGACCAATGCTACTGTTCGCGTTGTCGATGTCTACGTTGCTGCGCTGTGACACCCACCGAACTTGAGAAGCGTGCGCTTGCCCTATTTGGCCCGAAATGGCAGACGGCACTCGCGCGCCACTCTGGCGTTGACGCGCGAACCGTTCGTCGGTGGAAGGCTGGAGACCGTGAGATACCAGCATGGGTGAACGCGCTGCTTCACGCATGGGAGACGCTGCGGGCGCTGGATGCTAGCTGGTAGTTGTCGTTGTCGCCATGGATAGCAGCCAAGGCGCGCTCCACCCTCAAGATGGCTCGACCAATGGCTTCCGGGATTTGCGGGCAGACGGCGTCGCCGAACGCTTCGACGATGAGGGAAGCTGCAGATGTCCCTTTTGGACCGCCGACCGCAATGCGCGTGCCAGCCACCCATCCGGATATCCCATCATCCACCCGTAGGTGACCGGCAAGGCCGCCGTTCCAGTCAGCCCATGGCTCTGCAATATGGCTGCTAGCGCTCGCGCTCCCGCCCATTTCTCCGACGCCAGGCCCTGCAGCGCCTCCACCATTGTTGGCGACCGACCATCCATGAACTCCTCCGACCGGCGCTTCGATGTCTTGGTCGGAGTGCCGAGCATTTCCGCGAAGTCGTCTTCCGCACTCGTCATGCGCCCCTTCATCCGCCGCAGCACCGAGCCACGCGGAGCCGGATTTGCAGTCGGCGTTCCCATCAAACCCGATAAGCCAGCTTCGCTTTCGCTCGTGGTTCGCGCCGATATCTCCAGCACTGACCACAAACGGCCAGCAGGTGTAGCCGATGGCCTCCAGCGCATCGATGACCCTGTCTGCGCCTCTAGTTCTGAGATTAGCGCTATTCTCAAGAGCGAACCAACGAGGGCGGCATTCGTCGATAAGTCGGATGGCCTCGAAGTAGAGACCGCTTCGCTCTCCGTCGACGCCTTTGCCTTTGGTGTTGGCGCTACTGATATCCTGACACGGCGGGCTGCCGACGACGATATCGGGAAGTCCAATACCGTCCCGAATAAGTCGGTCTGCGGTAAGAGTTGTGACGTCGTCATAAACGGGCACTCCCGGGTTGTTCTCTGAATAAAGGGTGCGGCGCCAATCAATGACTTCGCAGGCGGCTATCGTGCGGTATCCGGCGCGGTGCATCCCAAGGGACCACCCGCCGGCCGCCGCGCTGAACAGGTCAAGGACGCGCACTATTCGGCAACCAACATCGTCGTGACCCTCATAAGCATCTCCTCTAATGTGGTGGTGGTGGTCGATCACTATGCACTAACTTGACAAATTTGTCAAGATGGACAACCGACGTCAAAACGGTGCCGCCCCATCCCGAACCAACTGTCGCAGTCGGTCCACAAACCCAACCACCGCGGACTTCGCGAGCAACCGTTGGTCTAGCTCATCGTAAAACGCCAAATCGGTCAGCCCCTTCTCGCCGATGAAGTTGCCCATCTCTTCCACGGCTCCGTCCAGCGCCTGGAGTTCGTAGACGTCCCACCTCCGCACTTTCCGCAGGTCTTCGATAAGCAGGACACACTCGCCGCAGAGGTACTGCGGGTCGCCCTTGGCCTTGTTCATTCCGATGCCCCATGCACGCCGACCGCAGCAGTGGCATACGGTCGGCTGGCCGGTGGCGTCTTGGGTTGGGGTTATGGGTAGCAGGGGTTTGTTTAGGTTTGGGAGCTTTGTCATGCCGCTACCTCACTTCCTGAGACCGATTGGCCCGATAGTCCGGTTGTTGATCCGCGAACTTTCCGTAGATCTGCCTGCCCCCCCGCTGGCTTCATTGTCGTTATCGCCGAACAGCGGGCCGAGCGTGGCCACCTGTTTGATTGCGCGCGCTCTGCGGGCGACGGGGCCAGCGTCGGCAAGACGTAGCCGTTCGGCAATGTCGGCCTGATATTCATCCTCACGCTCGACAAGGATGCACTGCATGCCCTCGCGCCACGCCGCCTCGCCAGTGCTACCGCTGCCGGCGAACGGATCCAGCACAACGCCGCCCTTCGGCGTGATGAGCCGAACCAGCCATTGCATCAGGTCGACGGGCTTTACGGTCGGGTGCTTGCTACCGATGCGGTCCTGCTTGTCTGCTTTGGCGGAATAGAAGAAGCGGGCCGACCCATCGGGGAAGGCTCCGGTGCCTTCAGGCGAGTCGTCGTGGATGATATTGGCGGGCCAGCGGCCGGCGGGCATGGATGAAACGCTGTCAGGCAACTCATAACTAGTGCCCTCGCCCGCCACACCGCCGCCATGCCTAGTGCGGCCAGCCTGCGCGTCCTCTCCTTCCACCCGACACCCATCCACGTTGATCGCGCCTGTTCCGTGGGTCAGCACGTTGTCGACGACCGTGCCAATAAGTGGCTTGCGACCTAGAGCGATCGGCTCCCATGCTGGTTTTAGAGCGGTGCCCCATCCTTGCCATTCGCGAGCGTCGTCGGTGGCTGGCTCGTATGCCGCTGTAGTCTGTCCGCCGCCCATCCCCTCGCCATAGACTTCGTTAAGATTGTTGGCGCCGGTATAGTGGTCGACGCCCTTTTTGCCAGCAGCCTTATCCATTGCCTTCGACACGTCATGGCTCTTCGGAAAGCCAGACCCATAGACCCACGCCAGTTGGTCGCGGATTTCAAAGCCAGCATCTTCGATGGCAACCGTCATGCGATGATATGTTCGCGTGCCGGAGAACGCGACGACATGGCCGCCAGGCTTTAGGACGCGAAGGCACTCGGCCCAGAACACCTCGCTGAACGCGACCTCGCCTGTATCCCATTGCTTGCCCATGAAGCCGGCCGAAGCGCGCTGATAAGCATCGTTGCCCGAAGCTGGCGCAGCATTGGCGCCGCCGAAGCGCTTGACTATGGAGACAAGGGCGTACGGCGGGTCGGTGACGATGGAATCTACACTGTTGTCGGCTAGCTGCTTGAGAACATCGCGGTTGTCACCACCATATAAGGTGACCTTTCCGTCCAAGAATGCTCTTGGCTCAATCATACTCATCTCCTCTGTGGTGGTCACCGCGCGTTGGTGGCGCTTGGTGGGTGGTGGTGGTGACTGTGCGCTAGGGCGCGACAGTGGTGCTGTAGTGCGGCGACATAGGCATGGGGCAATCACCTCGACACTGAGACCAGTCGTCGCCGCTAGTCGCCTTGCATTTTGGGCAACGTCGCGACCGTGCGACCTTCGACAGCGCGCCGATATCGACTGCCTTGGTGGGAAAGACGCCGTCAATCATCTGGCTAGTTAGGGACTGCTTCACGCCGCCACCTTGATCTCAACAACATTGAAACCCGGCACGCCGCGCTTATCGGCCCGCACGTCGGTCGCGGCGAGCTCGCGCACCAAGTCTTCGAAAGATGACTGGTGCGTTTTCCAGTAATGGTCGAGCGCCAGATCGATATCGACCAAGTCCGCGCGCCACGTTGTCCGCAACCCCGTCCCCGTCGTCGCCGCCTTCCAACTCCGGGCCGCTGTCTTCTCCAGCTTCTTGGCGTCGGCGAGTAGTTCTTCGGCGGCCTCTCGCTCAGCCAGGTTTCCAGCGGAGGCACGAATGGCCTCGGTTGCCAGGCGGGTGGCTTCGGCGGCCTCGGCGGCTATGCGGTCGGCTTCAGCGCGGGCTGCAGAAGCGACTTTAACGCGCCACGGCGTTAGCAACGACTGGCAGGCATCCTTGCCCAGCACGACCTTGCCCTTGCCGCCCTTGGTGTTGCCGATCAGGCTATGGTAGCGCGTCTGGATGGCGGCCACCTGCTCGTCGAGCGGGCGCTTCTCCTCGATGCGCAGGTCATCGGCGCGTTGGCCGGCGGCATGAATCTTGTCGTGGAGTTCGGTGATAGCGGCGGCAAGCTCTGGACTGTCGATGGCTCCGCCATCACAGAAATTCTTGGCTTCGTCGAACAGGTCTTCTATCTCAGCCTTGATGGCGTCGAAAGGGCTGCGGTTGTGGCCGATGGTGGCGATGGCTGTGGGGTCAAAGTCGGTCATGCGCGGCCCTCCAATGCACGAGTAGCCCATTCGAATGCCCGCTCGTGGCCATCACTGGTGAACCCGTCGTCGTCCCCACTGGCAATCACGGAAAGCGTCTCCCGAAGCCGATCAATCTCCGCATCCTTGGCGGCAAGATTCTGATCGTATGCCCGCTTATAGACGTCGATCTGTTCGCCCCTATTCTTCATTTCGCGGAAGAAGCCGATACTGGCCTTGTCGCCGATGAGGTACTTGCCGTCCCAAGAGATGCCGGCGATTTCGGTGGCGTCTGCGTATGGGAAAAGCTTTGCTCGAAGTTCCTTGATCTCGTCGGCAGCTTTCAAGCAAGCCTCCCCGTCGAGATGGTCCCATGAATGGCCGCCGCTGTAGTTCGTCGCCATAGCTCTAAGTGTGAATTCTTGGGTGTCGCTCATGCTTGCACTACGCGGTAGGCGATTATGTTAGCCCACTTTAGCGCCCATGCATCAGCAGTTATCGTCCATCCTTTGGCGCTTCGCACCTCTACCCGCGCTCCATCCGCTACGGGGCACTCGCCCCCATCCCATTCAATCCAGCCCGCCGCTTCGTCAGTTGCGGCCGGCATGTCTTCCTTGCGGAGATATCCGCTCATGCCAATGTCTTCCGGTCTTCTCATATCAATCTCCTCTATGTGGTGGTGGTCGGTATTCCTGCACTGCACTTCCTGCCGTACGGCACGCACTTTCCTGTATTCGTGCGCCCTACCGCGCTGGCCGTCTTCTTCTCATCTTGCCGCCCTCGTTGTTTCCAATGAGGGATATATTTGTCCGCTTGACAAATTTGTCAAGGTGGAAATCTGATTAATCCCATAATGGGACAGCTGCTAAAATGGCACGGCGTCGTCCATCTCCCATTCCCAATCGTGCTTCTTGTTATCGTTTGCGGGTTCTGGCGCGTTATCATTTGCGGCCACTGCGCCGACTCGATACTCCTTGATGTTCCAATATTTCTCGTGTGGAACGACGCTGATTTCTGCCGTCGGCTTAAGCTCTGCCTGCCTTTGCAACCATTCGAGTGGCGACTTAGGCATGGGCCGCAATCCAGAATGAGATATCCAATAACGGTCTGCCTTCGTCTTCGCAAAACCACTGTGTGCAGGGCAGATCCACTCATTGATAACCGTGTATCCGGTCAAGTAGACGGCCTTTACCGAGTCGGGCTTTCCTTGCTTGCCTGGGTGATTAAGAAATGTCCGCGACGACACCTTCCGCCAATCTTCCTCGGCCACCGTCGCCAGGATAGCAACGTCAGTGGGGCGGGCCGTGAACTTCGGCTTTTCCTCAAATACGAATTCCGACCCGCAGTTCGGGCAGACGCGTGCGCCAGCCGCGCAGATTTCCTCGCACTGCATGCAGAGCTTGATCGGCGGCTCGCCAGTTCCGGATCCCGGCTTCTTAGGCGTGACACAATCAACGGGGCCGTGGCGTTCGATGTTGCCTGCAAAATTCATGTAGCGGCAATTAGGCTTCGGCCCACGCGCGATTGCCGCTTTCCTGCCTTCCGCGTCTGACTTTTCTGGATCAAAACCCGGTGGCCACACCACGCGCGTGCCGCGCACGGCTCTCTGCACGTACCTGTTTGTACTTTCAGTCGGGGCCATGTCGACGACAAGATCCACGCGCGGAATATTGGTCCCAGTCGAAAGGACGTTGTCGTTGGTGCAACCCCATAAGCGGCCAGCCTTCAGGTCAGCAATGATCTTGCGTCGCTCACCTTTCGGAGTCTTGCCGCTTAGGACTTCGCATGTCTTACCGTACATTCTAATTTCATCACGGACGTGTGTCGCATGTTCAATGCCGTTGCAAAATATGATTGCTGTGGTGCGGTTTTCTGCATGTGCTGTGGCCATCATTTCCGCTACGGCGGCGCGAGTCAGCTCCTCCTTATCAGTGGCTTTGGCTAGATCTGACTTTTTAAAGTCCCCACCAAGACGACGCACGCCTTTCATATCGTAGCTAAAATCACACGGCTTGCTGGTGAGCCGAGTAAGATATCCGTCTTCGATGCCCTTGGCCAAGGGATATGAGTAGACTGTTTTATCGAAGAGGCGGTCGTCGCCTTCATCTAACCTGCCAAAATCAAGTCGAAACAGCGTCGCAGAGTAGCCAACGATCTTCATGTCAGGATTGATGAGAAGTAGGGCCGCGATAAGCTTTCGGTACATCGTATTGCCATCGTTTGGCACAAGATGTACCTCGTCGATAAGCATAACGTCGACGTGGCCTATCTCGATCGCTTTGTCCCAAACTGTTTGAAGTTGGGCAAATATGACTTGCGCTTTTCTGTCACGCCTCCCAAGGCTTGCCGCATAAATACCTGCTGGAGCAAACGGGTTCATGCCAATGAACTCCTTGAAGTTTCCTTCAACGAGTTCTTCGACGTGAACGCACGACAGCACACGCATGTCTGGCCACCCATCCAACAATCGCTGGATAAGCATGGACATGGTGCCACTTTTACCAGAGCCGCCAGCCATTTCTATGAGCGGGTGGCCAGGCTCTTCGCTCCAGTAATCGAACACAGCATCGACTGATTCGAACTGATAATATCTAGGGTCAAATGCTGCCATCAGCGAACCTCCTCAAACGGAACGCCAGCCTTCGCGAGTCGACGCTTCATGTCAGCCGTCCCGACGCCACCGGGGAACGCAAGACCGTAGTCCGGCGCGCCCTCGTCGATCATCTGCTGGTTACGAATGCCGCCAGCCGCCTTGTCGTACTTCTCCCATTCGGCATAGAATTCCTTGACTTCAATGCCGCGCCTCTTTGCCCATGCCTTCGCCCGCAGGTCCACGCCGCGCGCCTCGCCTTCGATAAGCAAAGACACAGGGAGGCGAGCGTGCAGTTCGTCGAGGGCCGCGAAGCTGCGGTCGGTATGGCAATAGTCTCGGCCGCCGGTTACAACTAGGCGCATCACGCCGCCCTCTTAAACGAACGACGAAACGCCGTGATCTTCTGGTGGACGCGCTGCCGACTAATCCCGTGTCGCTCCGCTATCTCCTCACTCGTATGCCCCGTCGCCACCAGCCGCATGGTGTCCGCGTACGGGCTTTCGTCTACGGAACGCAGTAGCTCCGCAGCCACGAGGAAATCGTCCTGGCGAGGGGCTACGGGGATGAAGGCCAACGATGCGTCCGAACCGCGCGGCACGATGGAGTGGCGCTGCTTGAAGGCGATATTGCGCATCTGATAGACCAGCCACCCGCCAAGGCTCTTGCTGGGGTCGTAGTTGCGCCAGTATCTCAACCCTTGTTCGACGGTCGACTGAACGAGGTCTTCTTTGTCGCACGCTGGCACCAGAAGGCTCGCCACCTTGCGTAGCCGCGGTATTTGCGCGAGTACGTTGGCGTCAAAGCCAGGTGTGCGGTTGGTGTTAGCTGGTCGTGCGTGCTGCGGGCCGCTTGTCATCTTGTGGTCTCCTCTGTGGTGTGGCTGGTGAGGCCGAATGCTAGTGGGTGGCTAGGCGTTGGTGGCGCCGTCTATCCAGATGCTGCCGTCCGGTCTGCGATAGGTGATTTCTTCCCGATCCTCATCGACTTCTATTTGCTCGAGACCGACCAACAAGCTCGGCACGTACAAATGAGCCGGACAACCGGCGTCCTGCTCCACCAAGGACAAAGGTTTTGAATGTCGACTGCAATCCCATCCCGCGTTCCCGTCCATGAGCGGAGTGCTATGGAGGCACGTGCGACAGTGTGAGCGCGGCATGACCTCGCCCCAGCACACCCCTGCTTGACGGCAGAACATCCCGCGAAAGTCGTCGCGCTTGCTACACAACCTGCTCGGCGGCTCGGCCATGTTGATAATGCGCTCGATCCTGGCAACCTGCCGGATGGCGAAGTCTGCGTCGTAGTTGACGCGCTCGAAATGCAGATCCTCGTCGTTTTTATTGGACATCATGTAGTAGACGCGATCGATACCGAGCCCATGCATATAAAACTGAAAAGTTGCATAGTGCTTCGGCATGCCGATCTTGACGCCGTTCTTCTTGACGGGCTTGAAATACTCGTCCTTCGCCGACTTGCACTCGACGATGTGCTCAGTCTTCGGTGCCTCTAGTAGTCCGAGAGCGCGACCGTCGATCTTCCCGCGCAGATGGCCGCCTGCCGCGCTGACGCGGTCCTGCTCGCCCCACACTTCGCAACCGACCATGCGCAGTAAGTCGAGCAAGCGGGTTTCTTCAATATTTCCCCTTTCGAAAATCCGGCGTTTTCGCCAGTCAATCGTCTCAGGAACGGAAGCGCGACGGAACGCCAGCCAGATTGCGCGGTCGCATTCCACGCCGATATCGCCCGCCGGTACGCCAACGGATTCCCACTCGTCGCGGTCAGCCTCTAGCGCGGCCTGAACCGCGCGTAGAGTTGATGGGGTTGGGCGTGGGATGGGGGCCATTATACCGCACCAAGCATGAGGCGAATTTGCTTCTTGGTTTCCGCCTCGATAGCGTCAATCATCCGATAGACGTCATTCTGACCGCTACTGCCGAACATAAAAACAGGGCCGCCGTCGACGCTGAACGACTTTTCCCAGAAGTCGATGGAATGGCCTTTATATTTATCGCGATATAGCGCCATTAAAACATCTCCTTCGTAAGGCGGCAGCGGACAGGATTGGCCGGGTCGTCGCTAAAGTTTGCGCAAGTCGGCGCGCCCTTCATCCATGACCAAGCCGCCTGTTGTTCGCCGCGATAGGCGGCCGCGAGGATTTCGCAGCCGTCGTTGTTGACCATATCGAGACGAAAGGCAGCATCACGAGAGCAGTGCGAGCACCAGCCCTCGTCGAAGAACTCGCCTTCCGTACCGTTGGCAGGCATGTATGGCGTGCCGTCCTTGTGTGGCCATGCCATGGTCAAACACGCATAGGCATGAGTACGGCCAGCAGACCGTCGGCTTTGTCCGACGTAAAGACGGCCGGAGAACCGCTATCGCCAATCGCCAGATTGATGTCGCCAGCTGGAAAGATGCCGACCAACTCGCCAAGGTAGCCAGCATTGAACCCGATTTCGACTGGCTCGCCCCCGTACTGGATGAAGATTTCATCGGACGCCGTACCCTGTCCGACATTGCTTGCCGATAGGGCGGCGGCGCCGTCGGCGAACGAAAGCTTGACTGCCTTGCTACCAGCCGACGAGATAACCAGCACTCGGCCGGCGGCCTGTCGCATGTCGTCGCTACCGAACACAATGATTTTGTCGTTGCTTTTGGGAATAACGCGCTCGTAGTCTGGGAATGTCCCGTCGATGAGTTTGGAGATCAGCGTGAAGTCGCCCGACTGGATGCGGATTTTCTGCTGCGATACCGAGACGGTAACCACACCCTTGGGAATGATGCCGACGGTCTTGCGTGGCACGATGACGCCTTCAAATGCGGGTAGCGTCGGGCCTTGGTTGCGCGCCAGTCTGTGGCCGTCTGTTGCGACAGCAACGGATTCGCCACCACGGAAGAACACGCCGTTCAAATAATAGCGGGTCTCCTCGGTCGAGATTGCGAAGGTGCAGGGCGCAAACAGCGCGGCGATGTCCAACTCAAATTCGGCGTCGTAGTTGCTGTCCTTGAGGTCCGGAAAGTCCGCCGCATCCAACGCAGCCAGCGTGAACCGGCTACGACCCGACTTCACGATAAGCTTGTCACCTTCTAGTGACATATCGATGGTTTCGCCTGCGCTCTTCTTGACGATATCCGACAACAGCTTGGCATCGACGCAGATGGCGCCTGGCGTGGTTACGTCAGCTTCTGCGCTTGCCGTAGCCAGGATGTCGAGATCGGTGCCTGCGACCGACAGGCGGCCCCCGCTGGCGGTTAGCAGAACCGACGACAGGATTGGCACGGTCGTACGAGCCTCGACCACACGTCCGACGTTGGTCATGACGCGCGCCAGGTCTGTTTTCGCGATGGAAAGTTTCATGGTTTCTCCTCTTGTGGTGGTGGTCGGGCCGCCTTGGTGGAGCGGCCCGTAGGGGTTAGGCGGCCCAGTTCTTAAGTTCTGGCGGCACATAACCGTGAAGCCAACCGTCTTCATCGAAGCGGCTCTCGTCGAACTCCTCGCCCTTCATCACCGCCAGCTTGCGCAGGAGGGACATGGCATCTCCGGGCTGCTCCTCGTTGTCGTTGGCAATGAACGTATCGCGGCCAGCATCATCAACGGTCAGCGCTTCGATGGCGGCGTCGAGCGAAAACTCCTGCGTCTCGCCGGCCAAGATGACCTTCTCGCCATAAGCCCCGCCGATCTGGTCTTTCAGTTCTTCCCAGGTGTCGATCTTGACCTTGCGGCCAGCCAGCACGATCTTGAGGATGTCGCCCTTGCCGATGGTGTAGCCGCGATCTTGGTATTTCAGAACGCGGGTTGCCGACGCCAGCGGGTAACGAGTGCAGGGATGGAAGCGCAGGAACCGCTGCGAGTTGTGCTTCAGGAAGTCATCGTGGAAGACGAACTCGCCGATATCGAAGTCGTAGGCGCCCATCACGGCGGTAAAATCGAACGCGTCAAAGATGCGCTGCGCCGTCGGGAAGAAATCGAAGTGCATGAACTGGATTGGCTTGCCGTTCTGCTCGCTGAACGTCACGGCTCGCTTGCTAGATGAAACGCACCACCAGCCGTTCTCGTAGGCCATCGCGACTTGATATTCGAAGTCGTTCCGGCTCTTGAAGTATACATCGACGTCGTTGATGTCCTTGCCGGTGAAGACGCTGGTCACCGCTCCGCCGGCTGCGAACGCGCCGGGGATTGGTGCGCATATTTTCGTGATCTTGCGAGCCTCGGCTCTGTAGTCGGTCATTAATCTCTCCTCTTGTGGTGCCAGCATGGTTGGTTGCCATGCTGTTGCGAAGGCGTGCGTTCCGTTGTTGTGTGGAACGCACGCCGCACTTAACTTCCGTTGGTGGGTAGTGCTATTTTTTCGCACCCCATGGCTTCGAACCAGCCGCCTTTGCTGCCGGCGCAGCCTTGTTGTCGTTGGCAGGAGCTTGGGCGCGGGCTACAGGTGCGGCTGCGGCGGGCTGCGTCGGATCAATCGCAGCGTCTGGGATTTCTCCCTCATCCGGGAAGTAGAAGCGGACGATCTTGTTTTTTGCCGCGTAACCGGCTTGCGGCTTTTCGAGGCCGACCTTTGCGGTGAAGCCGATAAAGTGCAACTCCTCGGAATTTTCCAGCGCTTCGATGCCGACGGCTCTGCAAAGGCTGGCAAGTTCGCGCTGGCCTATCTCGGCCGCCTGGATATTTGGATTCTCCAAGTTCATGTTCCCGAAGACTTTACGAGACTTGAACTCTTCCGGCGCCATTACGTCGTAGGTCAGCTTGAGGATGGTGCCTGTTCCCGCCTTCGTAGGAACCACGTCGCTTGCGGTCACCTCGAGCTGATAGATGCCCAGCGGAAGGGTGGAGTAATCGGCCTGGGTGGTGTCGTGTTCTTGCGAATTAAAGGCTTTTCCGAGTGCGGCCATGTTGAGTAGTCTCCTTCTGTGGTGGTTAGTTAGATGCCTAGTGCCAAGCTTGGTTGAAAAGGTGCGGTAAGCTTGGCGTGTTTACTGATGTTATCGAAAGCCCATAGTGGCTTAAGGTTCTTTAGCGCCCAAGCTAACTTGAAATCCAAGTCGTCTGGCGTCTCATAGTTGTGTACTGAAAGAGGGACTTTGTGATCGATGTGCCAGTCCCCATAATTCTCCCACGTCATGTCAGGTAAGAACTGTTTTTCGATATGCCGCATCAATTCCTCGAGTGTATAGCCGAGGATATCGAAAGTCTTTCTGCTTGATTTCGATCCCTTCTTTATGCCCTTTACTATGCCAGCCCTGATTGATGCCGCAAGTCTACCTGATGGCTTCTGCCTTAGACGTTCGTAGCTAATGCGGGAATACAACCTTACTTTATCAGGGTTCGCCGCCTTCCATTCGCGGTCGTAATCTGGATTCGCCTCCCTCCACTTCTTCCGACCGTCTGGGTTCTTCTCCAGCCACCGCTGCATGTTTTCGGCAATCTTTTCTTTGTTTGCCGCGCCATACAGTCGGTCCCACTCCTTTTTCTTTTCTGGGTGCCGCAGGTTGAAATTCCTAGTTCGAATTCTGGAGCATTCCATGCACGCGCCAGTTACCGTATCTCGAATTTCAATGTGTCCGTGTTTGCATGGTTTCCCAGTAAAATACCTTTTTGACCCTACCGCTTTAGCCTTCGCGCGACTTCGCGGAAGCTCGTTATCGTTGGCTGGCTCCATTACGCGGCGATCCCGACTGGCGCCGGCATGTACTTTGAAAGCTCTTCCCAGCCCTTCCCCTTCTTGAACGTGATGGATGGCGGCGTGCCGTATCGCGACTTGGCCAGAAAACCGGGCCTTTCCTCGAGGTGGATTTGACGCTCGCCGCTACCTTCGGCGTGCCCGACCTTCTTGTTGAAGCCAACTTCCTTTTCCTTGATGGTGTGGCGATAGTTCAGGAACCCGACAAACTGCGCAGCCTCTTGGATCAAGGCGTTCGCGCGCTTGTGAAGCTTCGGAGAATATCGCGAGTACGGGTCGCTGGTCGGCGAATCGAATCGCGTGATTTCGGTATGGGCGATCATCAGGACGGCAATGCCATTGTCACGCAGCGCCTGCAGCCCAGCGATAAGGTCGCGCCACTCCGTGTCGGCCTCGACATACCCTTTTCCGAATCCGGCCTCCTCGATGCTGTTCAGGCCAAGGCGTTTGCACGTTGCTGCCCAGACGAGGCTTTCCGTGCCGTCGATGCTGTCGAGAATGAAGGTCTTGCGATCATGCTCTTCGGTCAGCAGCCAGCCGATGACATCACGGATGTCTTCCAGCGTTTCCGCGGTGCCAGGCGAAGGCATTTCGATGTCGTCCGGCGGCTCTTCGCCGAGTGTCGGCAGATAGTATGGATCCGGAAACTCAGCAGCGAGCGCCGTCTTGCCGACGCCGTGCACGCCGTATAGCAAGCCCAAGGGCGGCTTGTTGTTCTTTGTGGAGTTCAAACTCCCAAGCGATATAGCCATTCATTCCTCCTAATTATGAAACACGAGCGCCAGCACAACGAGCAGCGCGGCGAAGGCAATCACGAGCCGCCAATCAAACGGCGGCTGGTCGGTGTCGGCAAGGTCGCCGCGGGTTGCCATTTTCCCGCCGAACCAGACGGCCCCGCACATGGCCAGCACGCCGAGTGTTGCGGCTGGCGCCAGACTGACCAGCCCGAACAAGAGAACGACGCCGGCCGCCTTGATGGCCCGCGCTAGGGCGGGTGGCTTGAAGGTGGTTGGCTTGTGGTTTGTTGGGTTGGCGAGCCGTGATAGCGGCACGTAGTCGAGGGGTGATGCGGAGAGTGTTTCGGTCATGCTGCGGCCTGCATGTTGTCCAAGATCATGGGAACATTGCTGTTCGCGTAGGTCTTGCCGCGTGGCTGATATGGGACTGTGAAAGCTGCCGGATACGCCACCAACTGGTCTGCTGACAGCGGCGTGAGTCGCTTATCCTTGCGCGTAGCAACACGGCTAGCGACGCGGTCTTCTGCCTTGTTGACCTTTGCGGCGTAACGCAGGTCGGCGCGGTCTGTCTGTCTCGACATAATGGTCTCCTCTGGCCCACTGCCGAAGCAGCGGGCTTGTTGTGGTGATGGTGGTTGGTGTTAGGCGGCGGCGAGGAAGTACTCGACGGCGTCCTTGGCAGATTTCAAGCTTTGGCCCGTGAGTCCGCGCAGCTCTTTGATCGCGTATATCTTCTGCCCTTCAGCAGCCATCCGCTGCCATTCGTGGTCGTAGTTCGGCTGGTCTGTCTCGCGCGTATCGGCGAGGACGTAGATGCCAAACCGTTGGCCACGATGCTTACCGGCCAACCGTTCCGCTTCCTTGGTTGCGGCCTCTTCGCTCTGGTGAACGAACGGACGTTCTGAGGGCTTCGGCACGCCGTTCTCGATCAGGGCGACGATGGCGGTGGAGGCGGTGACGATTGGCTCGAAATCCTGAGCGCGCTGATTGGTATATTGGCACCAACTCCCAGGTTGACGCACGTCTACGCTACCGTCGGCGCGAACTCCGATGATGACATATTCGATCGGGTTGATAACGCCGCGCACCCGATCTCCAACCTTGAACTTGGCGGCGGGCACCGCAGGCTTGACAGGTTCAACCCATTCGGCGACGAGGTCGCTTTCAGGTGAGAGGGCGAAGCCGAGATTTACCACGCCATCTTTGCGCACATACCAGTCGCCGATACGGAACGCATAGACCGCCTGGCACCAGTCACCGGACTTCGTTGTCGGCCCGACCTTGCGACCGTCGCGGGTCTTATAATAACGGCCGGCCTCGATGGTGATGGTGGCGGGTGGCGTGACGAGTTCGAGATTCTGCGCCGTGTAAAAGTTGTTCTCGCCTCCCGAAAGAAGGTAGGTTTTGATGCCGCGTTCTTCGAGTTGTGCGGTTTCTTTCTCGATGGTGTGCTCGCTGCCGACCGCAAGCTGCATTGGAATGGTCGCGCCATGCCAGTTGCAGTGCTTCACCACCCGCACCCGGTCGCCGACCTTCGGCTCCCACTTGGCGACGGCAGGTGCTAGGGCGAGCGGGATGAGGTCATCGTGGTCGACCCACCAACCAAAGCCTTCTTTTGCATGGCGGCTGGCGCCGTGGCCGAACTCCTGCTTTTCGTCGAACTCAATGGCGAGCGGATACGAACCGCTGATGTCGTCGTGAACGACTGTGGCTGCGCATGTCGCAATGTTGCCGTCGACCTTGTGGGCCATCTTCACCCGATCCCCGATTTTAAACTTACCCATCACGCCGCTCCTTCCGTTTTGCTATCCCGACGCAAGAGAGCGCCCTTGGTGAAATCCACACGCACAACGTTGCCCGTACCGGGCAGGTCGTCTGCCTCTGCGGCCTCGTTCGGCGGCACGTCGTCGTCATCGACAACGTCAAGCTCCCACTCGTGGAACTGCAGAACCTCGAGCGACGGGCTGACTCGGATCAAAATCAAGCTGCCGGAAAAGCCGATGACGATGCCGAAGACGTTGGTGTTCATTTTGTGCTCGACGACGTCGCCGATCTCGATGCAATTGCAATCAGGGCAGGTCATGCTGCCACCTCGCTGCGCTGGATCAGGATCGCCCAAGCCAGAAGATATACGGCGGAAAGCTTATCTCCGTAGAACGCGTCAACGGTCGCTGCTATCATGCAGAAGAGGATGACAACCGACTGGAAAACTTTATACCAGTCTCTCATGCTGCCACCTGCTCATCAGCCGATGTGCGCCGCACGCTTACCGGCATCATGCCTGACGTGGTTGAGCACCCGCCGTTGTGCGGCGTCATGCGTGTCACGATGTTGGGGTTGTTGTCGTTTGCTGCGCCGGGCAGCCTGCGTGGCGTTTCAAGCCCGGCGCGGTTGAGGCGGTGGTATACCGCGTCCTTCGTCATCCCGTAGTCGGCGGCAATCTGTTCGATTGTTGCGCCCTCTTCTTTTCGGGCATACATGTCGGCCGTGGCCGCTTCACTTCTTAGCTGCAAGTTGGTCTCCTCTTCTGTGGTGGCAGTACAAACGCAGCCAGGTAAGCTGCGGTCAGTTTGACAAATTTGTCATGATAGATTAGACTGTATGGCTATTTGACAAATTTGTCAAGATGGACAAACCATACAGGTAACTTATGTCACGACTTTCTCAGATGCTCGCAGTTGAAGCGAAGAAGCGCGAGCGTTCGGTATCCGACCTATCCCGCGAGTTCGGCTGGTCGAAACAGTCTTTCTACACTTGGATCCAAGGCTCGATTCCCCGCGATCAGTGGCATCGGAAGATTGCCGAATTCCTCAAGATCAACCTTGAGGATGTCGAGATGCTTGTCGAGGAAGCGCGCACCAGTACCGGCAACACGAAGATTCCCAAGATGCAGCCTGCCGTCTTCGGCAAGGTCGTCGATCGGAAGGACGGCAAGTTCCATTTCGACCTCGTTGACGGCCAGCGCACTCCCCGCGTCCGCTATGCTTTCCGCGTCGACACCAAAATCCTGGAGCCTGCGCTTATCGTGGGCGGGCTTGCGTGGGCAGAGCCGGGGGTCTGGCCGAAGCCTGGCAACGAGGTTCTGGTTCACGCTAAAGGCGGGTCCGCTTGGCTCGGCCACTTCGTGAGCGTGGCCGAAGGCATCGCGGTTATCGACCGACCGACCGGGCAGCGCGAGGTTAAGGACGTTGAAGATATTCATGTCATAGTCCTTTCCGAGCGTGTTCCCTCTTGACAAATTTGTCAAAGTGGTGATAGACGTTTGGCGTCGCTGTGGTGGCGATATGGAAATTTTGGGTCGATCGTTTTTTGATGGTCTCCTCCCCTTAAGAGTACGAACTAATCTCCCGAAATCGCGCAAGCACGTGGTGGTGGCCTTCAGGTCGGCTTCGGGAGATTATTGTTTTCCTGTGCGCTGTTCCCCCGGCTTTGTAGAACGCAAAAATCGCCAGCCGCATATCCTGCGGCCAGCGTGTATCTTCTCGGTGGATCACGACCTTTCGTCGAAACTCTTCTTCCGCGTCCGTCCAATGTGTGCCGCATTGTTTTATCTCCTCTTCCGGCCGCCGCGCCGGTAAACTTTCTGTTTCTAACGCTGAACTCGTAAGCTATGCCCTTTTGACGTCCCATTTGTTATAAGTTATCAATTTATAGGTCAACAAAAATATGTTGCGAAATGATACTAAATCTGGTAACTAATTGATAAATTAAGGGATAAATTATGAGCAAGCTTTCAGAGACGCTTTCCGCACGAGCCGCAGAACTGGGTATTAGCCAGACAGAATTGGCCGACAAGGTAGGAATTGCACAGCCAAGTATCAGCGAGCTGTTTTCAGGAGGCGTTGCTTCGCCGAGGAAATGGCGAGAGATCGCAATGGCGTTGCAGATACCAGAAGAAGAGATGCGGCAGATGATGATTGAAGCTGGACGAGAGTCCGGCAAGACGACCCGCTTGCCGCGTAGCATATCAAAGGTGCCGATAGACGTTCTTCTGCGCAGGCAGGACTTGCGCAACTTCGATGAACCGAACGGCCGAGTCGATCGAAACACACCGATTCCAGCATCTATACGCCCCGGCAAGCTTATTCCGGTCCTTGGCGAGGCTGTCGGTGGGATTGATGGCCGCTATCAATTCAATGGCAGCGTCATTGATTATGTAGCCTGCCCGCCTTCCCTAGAGGGCGTACCAGGGGCATACGCGGTTTATGTGGACGGTGAGTCAATGTCGCCGCGATACCGGCCAGGTGAGGTCGTATGGGTCCACCCGCACAAGCCCGCACGCCGGGGCGACGACGTTATTGTTCAGGTCCACCCCGATGAAGAAGGAGTGCCGCCATATGGGTTCATAAAGGAATTTATCGGGTGGCAGGGCGATCACCTCACGCTGCGCCAGCACAATCCGGATTCGCAAATTCGCTTTGATCGGGATGACGTTGTTTCCGTCCATCCTATAGTGTTATCGGGAAAATATTAGTCGCATCATTTTATAGTTGACTCCGTAAACCTATAAACCTATAGTCTCCTCACGGCCGCACCATGGCCGACACCACCGCGGTACGCCGCAGCATAGAGGAGACGGGCAATGACCTACACGATTTACGCGTCAGTTAAGGCTAATGGAGCCAAGCGGGTTATCCTCACAGAAGGAAACGCCCGCTCGACGGCGCAGCACTTCGGAGACTTGGCCGTTAAGGCTGGCATCATCGTCGATTATCAGACCGCCGTCGCCGAAACGCTGGCCGACGCCCGTTCCTTGCTTATGGCCAATTTCGGCCTCGCGTTCTTCAATGTAGCTCGCAAGCAGATTGCCACCCTCGACGAGGCTGAGGCGAAGAAGAACCGCGCCCTTGAGGCATACGCAGCCTAATTCCAACGCGCCTAACCACCAATCACCACCACCACCACTTGAGGAGACCAGCCGTGTTTATCAGACCCAATCTCGTTGTTGTCGAAGAAGAGTATGTCCCGGCCGCAGTAGCGGCTGGCAGTGCTGAACCATTCCGCCGCGCCGACCATAAGGCCAAGCGCCATAGTAGGCCGCGCGGTGGGCATGTATGCCGTCGTCGCCACGACGCTGTTGTGTTCTTGGAGTCGGGCGAATGAGCGGCGAAGGGGAAGGCGCAGTAGCCCGCGCCAAGATGGCAACCCTCGAGATGCACGCCGACGCGCGTCGCCTCCTTGCTGGCCGCCCTAAGAAGTGGGAGCCGACGACCCCCTACGAACTCGTCGAGGCCACCGAACATCACGGCCCGTACGTCTGCACCTCATGGGGTACGACGGTCTGTGACTTCTACGCAATGTCTGACCCGTCGTCAGCATCGGTTCGCAACGGCGGCACGTCCAAGCCCCTACCGTTCACCGACGCAAGCGAGCATGCCGCCTTCATGGTCAAGGCCGCGAACGCCCACGAGGAATTGCTCGCCGGTCTCCGCGAGATCGATCGTTGCCTCGGCTACGGCCAGATATTCTCCGCAAGCAAGACAATCGCCGACCTCCTTGCCAAGCATGGAGGCGCAGCATGACCGCCCTCTCCGCTACCTACATCCGCCCCATGACATGCGTCGACGCCCACGTCGAGCACTTCCGTGTCACAGCAGGCTTGCGCGCTCGCTGCGTCGAGTTCGCGCTGTGCGGCGTGATCGTGTTCTGGCTTGGGTATCAGATCGGGATGGGGGTTTGATGAGCAGCAGGGAACGAAAAGCCGAGAAGCGCGCCGAATGGGAAGCCGAGTGTGAACGGCAAGACCAAGAGCGCCGACGAGTCAACAACCTATCGCTGTCCAACCGCATCGATGAAGCCGACAGCCTCCACGAGATGAAGGAAGTCCTGCGCCTCATTTGCGAGCGCGCCGGTATCGACATTTACGCCTAACCACCACCACCCACCACAAGAAGGAGACCACAATGCCCCAGAGACCCGTACTCGTTACCGGCGCCACTACCGGCGCATACACGGCCCGCCGACGCGCCTTCGTCGCACCCGCCCTCCTCACCATCGAGCGCGCAATCGCCGACGCTATATCGCCCCTGCAACTGCGGCAGGTCGCGCAGGCCAACCGCAAGTCAGCCGACGGCCGGAACACGCGCCTTGAGCGCCAGGCGGCCAACCTCGTGGCAATTGCCGACAAGTTGGATCTGTTGGGATACCGGACTGACATGCAGGTGGCAGCGTGAGCCCGCGCTGCATCGTGTTCGCCGCCTGCCTCGCGTTCTGGGCGTGCGTCGGGCTTGCTGCTTGCCAGAGCCACCAGCCGCCCGGCCAAGACTTGTGGATGGCCGTCTGCGCTGAACAGGGGACTTGCTGATGGCGGAGTGGCAGACGATTGAGAGCGCACCTAAAAAGCGGAAGGTCATAGCCGGATACTGGAATGACCACGGTAAATGGCGGACCATCACGGCCCGTTATTATGTCGCAAACTCCCTCGATGATTATACAGGCGACGAGGAAAGCGGCTACGCGCCAGAGGGTTGGTATGAGGAATACGAATCCAACGAGGAGATTTATCCTTGCCGGCAGCCTACTCACTGGATGCCGCTACCCACGCCTCCGGTGCAACCATGACCATCCCCGCACACGTCACGCCGGCGCAGGCGGTCGAATCTGCAGTCAAACTCGTGCGCGCGCTTTCTTATAAGCGCGCGCAGCAGGATGCGCGAGCCCGCGAATTGCGCGGCCAGGATGCCGGCACGTGGGCCGACCACGCAGCCAACGTTTACCGCTACGAACTGTTGCGGGCTCTGGCGAAGTTGGAGGCCAGCCAATGAGATCGCACGATAATGATAACTCACCATCCGGTAAGGTCTACACCCTAGACGAGGCCGCGGCCCACCTCCGCCTCACCAACCGAGGCGTAGCCAAGATCGCCAAACAGCACGGCCTATGCATGGTGCGTGGCCGTGACATACTATTCACCGAAGCTGATATCGAAGCCATAAAGGATGTCCTAAGATGCCCCTCAAACTCTACAAGCGCGGCAAAGTCTGGTGGATTAGCGGCTCCGTCCATGGACAAGCTGTCCGTGAGTCTACGCGCGCTGAGCAAAAAGAAGTCGCCGAAGCGATCCGCGTCAATCGCGAAGCAGGGCTAATAAGCGATCACGTCTTTGGGCCGAAGGCGACAAGGACATTTGCGCAGGCGCTCGAGTCCTACTGGAAAGCCGGGGGCGACAACCGCTTCACCGGATCCGAGTATGATGACGGAACCCGCGACGGTTTGCTCGGCCACTTCTATGACCATAAGCTAAAAGACATAAAGCAGAACGATCTCGATGACGCCGCGCGGACGCTCTACCCGAAAGGGCAGCCAGAGACGCGCAATCGCCAGTGCTACACGCCGTTCATTGCCGTGTGGAACCATGCCGTGAAGAACGGATGGGCCGACCTGCGCCAATGGTCTCGACCGAAGAGGGCGAAGGGGACGAACGTCGTCCGCCTTGGCAAGCGACGCGCGGGCACGTTTCCCGTCGAGTACGATCATGCGGCGCGCTTCGTTGCTGCTATGTCACCTGGACCTGCCATGCTGCTCACTACGCTTTTCTATACCGGCATGAGGCCGATAGAACTTTTCGCGCTAGAGGCGGGCGAGGTAAACGTGGCTGGTCGATGGATCACGCTGACGAAGACCAAGACGGGCGAGCCGCGTGGCGTGCCGATTCACGACTTCCTCGCCCCTATCCTTGAATCGCTGCTTAAGCGCAATTCTCTAGCTGGCGACCCTCGCTTGTTCCGAACCCCGCGCGGTGAACCGTATGAGGTGATTTTCACCGACGAGATTGGCAAAGGCGGCGGCGGGCTAAAGAGTGCAATCAATGGAGCGCGGCGCCGAAGCGGCATAAAGGACGTTGCGCCCTACACCGGTCGCCATACATGCTCGACTGGGTTGGTGGTCGCCGGCGTGCACCCGCACATCAAGGACCAGATACTTGGCCACGCGACTGACGACATGTCGCGCCACTACACCAACGTGCCGCAGGCGCCGCTTATTGAAGCCATCAACAAGCTGCCCGTTCCAGATGCATGGCGTTTCTTGCCATGGCTAGATGATCCCTTAGCGTGGTCTGGTAAGCTGATTGAGGGTACTGGCAAGCGAAACGATTTGAAGAAGGAGGAGATAGCATGAGGGTATTTTTGGTTAGGAGCATTGAGACGAAAGCATTCGAGGGAGTCTTCTGGGCTGAGCGCTTGGCGGACCTTTGGGATACATTCGATCAGTTCGGCGATCCCTTTGGTTACGAATACGCCGCGCTCCAAACGGCGGGAGCGATATGCGTTGGGATGGGCCAAGTAGTTGAATTGAAGCAGTGGGACAACTGCGACGACGAAGACGACTTGGAGGAATTGGACTGGGGCGCTTTCCAAGCCGACGAGATGCTCACTAATGCCCTTTACGGCCAGAACCGACTTCGCTGGCGCCCCTTCTGCGCAGCCGATGAGGATTACGGCTTGCTAGCAAGGATTGCTGATCAATTGTCGTCGGTAGCGACGAATGACAACGAACCTGCGCTAGCCGCAGCTTAGCATAGAGCCCGCAATTGCGGGCTCTTCTTTGTCAAATAGACCTATCTGTACAAAACTTGTACACGCCTATATTCCATCCCCGCGCATCCCCTACTGCATATACGCTTTTGTACTTTAAACTAAACCCTTGGTAAGGGAGAGGCCGAGAGTTCAAATCTCTCTAGCAGCACCAGTTTTCTTAAGCGATTTCAATTGTTTACGGAATTGGTGTCTAGCGCGTGGCGGCGCTACTGTGCGGAACAAAGCACGAAAATGTACCGGAAATCACTCGGTTTCGTACAAAATCTGTACAAGGTCGGTTCCGCTTTGTTCTCCTGCAGCACCCGCCCCTCCATACAACTTTGCCGATCCACACATACAATAGTCACCCAACCGCAACACCTGACGCAACGTTAAATAAATGTCACATATTCCGTTGCGTGTGACGTTTAATCGCGTAAGCATGATGGCGGGCTTGAACACCCTGATCGTCTCTAGGTTCGCGCAAGCGAACCGAACTAATGCGCAGCTTAGCGGCTGGCGCACTGCCGCGGCCAAGAGTGGCCGGGAGCAATGCGTCGCGGTAGCGGGAATGCTTCCGTCCGTGTGCAGCGGCATGCCGTTGTGCCCGATGTCCAAGGTTTACTCTAAAGGCGCATTGGCTAGTCGAGACGGCTGGTGTTCAACTCCCGGCTACGGTGACGAACGCCGTGCGTGGGGCAAAAAGCAGAAAATGTCAGTTGGGTTGGGATACGAGGTGCCTTCCAGACGACGCGTTTACTACGCGGAATGGACATACAGAGTGGGGGAGAAAGTTAAAAGCGTGGAAATGTCGGTGATCGTCTTAAGCCGCCACCGAACGGCGCAAGGCCGGGAGCTCTATCAAGTGTGGGTGTGCGGCAAGTGTTATGGCCGCCCGTATCGCTGGATCCTGGGTAAGGCGTTGGGCTGACGAAGATAAGGGCGGCTGGCGGGCCGCCCTTGTTACTATCGCGGGGTTGAGATGCGAGAAGGTTACCAAAGGTCTTCACTAAACAACCGCGGCAGGTGTTTGTCGCGGTCGCTGGTCTGGCCAGCAGCGTCGGCGATCTGCCGGGCCGTCTCGCGGTCGACGAACCTCTTGCCAGATGTCACGAAGCCTTGCTCCTCCTGCGCGATGCACTCATCCCCAAAGATAGACAACAAGAGCCGGATGCACTCTCCATGGCGTGCCGGTGGCGGCAGAGCAAATGTCTGCATCTGGTATCGCACCGCGGCTGCGGTGATCTCCTCAGCCATACCTTTCCAACGCCTCCACCACCTTCTTGTGCAACGAGTCGAGCTCGCCGCCGTTGTCAATCACCGCGTCCGCAATGCCGCAGCCCGCTTCGGACATGTGCCCGCCAGCTATGCCGCCCCTGCCCTCGATCTTGAAGATGTCGCCACCGAACTTGCGGATGGCCGCCGCCTCGTTGGGGAAACGACAATCGTCTGTGACTACTCGGCCGCCCTCGCCTATGACCTTGTTAGCGCGGCTCCGCCACAACGACAGCCAGAAGTCTTCCCCGATGCTGTCGCGACCCCAAGCCGTGCCGAGCGCCTGCATAGCCTGGCGAGGCGTCTTGCCGCAAAGCCAAGCCGCTGGCGTTTCCTTGAGCGAGCCTTCGATTTCCTCCTCCGTCGCGCCAATGACTCGCATCATGTCTTTCAGCCCTTGGGCGAACCGCACGCGTGTGTAGCCGAGCTTGTCGACGAGGAACTGCGCAGCCGTTGACTTGCCGCTCCCAGCAACGCCAGTAAAGGCGACCACGTCTGGGTAGTTGTCCTCGACGCGCTTGTTATCGTTCGCCGGGTGCATGTAGTCGGCCTTGCCGATTGCCTCCGCAAGCGCGGCCAGTTGGTTGTCGCGAGCACATGGCGCCGTTGTGAGGTCGCCTTCTTGGTTTAGTAGCGTGGCTGGCGTCATTTGGAGTTCTCCTTGAGTGCGGCGTCGATCATGGCTGTGAAGACTGACGTTGCTTCAGCGTCTGAGGAATCGTCGTAGAACACCCCGATAGAAAATCGGCCTTCACGAACCATTTCCTCAGTCGGCTCGCGCATCGCCTTGATTGCGGCACGTGCTTTCGCTAGCCTTATCTTGGCCGTGATGTATTCCAAGGCGTCGCTATGAGAAGGGAATTCGATAGGCCCAAGCCTGTCGCTGTCGGTGAGCGTGTATGTCGAAACGCGATCAACTAGCCGTGTAAGGCTGATGTTGTATCCAAGAGACGCTTCGTTGATGGCTTCCGCCACCCTCTCAATCATGCTCACGCCATCTCCTCCACTTCCCGATAGGCGATCACCATCCCGCCATTTTCAAACTTGCTGGCAACGAAAACGCCGGTCTCCTCGCGACGCGGCCTATTCCAAAGCCAGCGGCCCGCCACAGCGTTTTCGACGACCTTGCCGCTGCGCATACGGATATCGACAACAGCCTTTTCGTTTACCGGGCAGTCGTCGCCATTGTGTCCGGTCCATCCCTTAACGCCGGTCATGCTGCCTCCCTCGGATTGTTGTCTACGGTCAGCACGGCGAATTCCTCGCCAGTCGCGCGCCGATACCGCTTTTGCATTTCGACGCGCAGCGCCTCCCATTGTGCTGGCTCTAACCGCTGGCCGTCGTGCAAGTAGGCTGGATGGCAAGCTATCTGAACGCTTGCGTCCCGGCCCATCTCCATGAGCTTTTCCATGGTTAGGCTCATGCCGGCACCCGATACGCCGCAACCGCGCCGCCATTGTAGAACGTGCCGGTAAGTGTGCCGTTCAGCACCTCGACGCGCGGCTTCTCCCATATCCACACGCCAGCGGCTTGGCCGAGAATTTCGTCGCCATTCACCAGGCGAATGTCGATGATGGTCGTGGGAGGCACTGGGCATTCGCCGCCGGGCCAGTCTATCCAGTTGGTCATAGTGTTGCCCTCGGCTTCATGATTGCGCGATGAATGAAAAGTGCGGCCTTGCGCATCTCGTCATTCCCGAAGAACTCCGCCTGCGCCGCCAGATTCTTCGCTATCTCGGCGCACCGTGTGATCTCACCACCAATCGCTAGCTCGATTGGAATAAGCGGGCTGGTCTTGGGGTATCGGCCCGAGAAATCTTCCGCGACCCTCATGATGTATATTTGATCTAGCTTCACTTCCGCTCCTCCACACCCAAGGCAATCGGCTCGATATAAAGGATCGGCTTGTTGGCCTTCATGAACTCCTCAATCTCGTAGGTCAGGCCGACCGAATCGTACCAGCCGCGCATCTCTAGAACCACAATCGCGGATGCGCCATCGATAAGCGGCTGGTCCCGCGATTTCCAAAAATCCCAGTCGCGAGGCAGTTCGACCTGCTGCGATACCGCATGACCGTGGGCAATCGGGCAGTACACCTTGATACCCATCTTCATGAGTTCGCCAGCGCACGCCGATGCAACGCGCGCCGCGTCCTCCAGGCCAGCAGGGTACTTGGCGTACGGCGAGCCGACATAGACGTAGCCTTTGAGTTCGGCTAGCGCTTCCAGCCCTTGCTGCTGGCGAAATGCCGGTGTGTCGTCCTGCCGCCACTTGATGACGTCGGCGGTGAAGCGCTCGTGGGTTTGCTGTCTGGTGAGGCCGATGTACTGGCCACGTTCGTGATGAGCCGTCGGCGATTGGCCGGCCACCCATTGCACGCCGCCATTGAGCGGGCTATTCATCACGTTGGACACACCAAACCCCGCCGACGCGCCGCTCTCGTCCTGCGGGATGTTGTCGTTGGCTGCGATTGGGCGTTCTTGCCCGCGGTCGTATGGGTGACGAAATCTAGCGTCTTTGAGATAAACCATCAGAATGCCTTCCCGCCAGCTTTGCGCGCTTCGATCTTGTGATCTTCTCGAACGGCGTTGAAGGCCATTTTTTCGACGACCGCCCCTCCGAGATCACAGCCAAGGAAGACAGCCAGGTCACCTATGCGGATCAACGCGTCGGCGAGCTCGACTTCGATCATCTTGCGGGCAGGCAACTTGTCGTCCTGCAGATTCTTTCGATAGCCCTCCATTGCTTCGCTGATCTCGGAATGAATCAGGCAAAGCATTTCCGGCACGTTGCGGTCGAGCG